ATGGTGGAATGCCAGATCCAGTCGCGGAATCATCGATCAATTACAAATCCCACAATCGCAAAAGGATTTCCGATGATCCAGATTGACGATGGAATTTATGAGGCCTGCATGGTGGCGCTGCGTCACGCGCAAACGAATCCACCTACTGGAGCGCCGCCCGCGTTCTACTTCAAGAGCGCCGAGAAACGATTGCGATTGGCAATGATGCTTTCAGTTACTGATGAAAACCGTCAACTGACTGACGGTGAGATCGCAGCTTGAGCGCCATTCTCAAAGACGTAGGTCAGATCGACCGAAAGGTTTATATCGGCGGGGCTGATATCGCTGGTGTCCTGGGCGTGTCGCCGTGGCAGTCGCGCGTCAGCGTTTGGCAGAAGAAGACAGGCAACGAACCGCCGCGCGCGCCGAGGCCTGGCAAGAAAAAGCTATTCCAGCGCGGCAAGGTCTGGGAAGCCGTCGTCGGCGAAATGCTGGTGGCTGAGCTCGAGGCCCAAGAACACAAGGTTCAAGTCTTGAGCGCCAACCATCGCTATGTCGATGTTGATGTCCCCTACTTCGCCGCCGAGATCGACTACGAAATCCGGCTGGACGATATCCCGGATGTCGTCAACGTCGAACTCAAAACCGTCCACCCGAACGCATCGCGTGAGTGGGGTGAAGACTTCACCGACGAGATCCCGATCCACTACGCCGCCCAGGCGCAATGGGGTATGGGGATCACCGGCCGCCATCTGTGCATCGTCGCGCCGCTCTTTGGCGCCGATGAAATCAAGATCTATCCGATATCGCGCGACAACGACACGATTGCAGGCATGCGCGCCCAGGCCCGCGATTTCTGGGAACTGTACGTGCTGCGTAACGTCGCCCCGGAGCCCATCGACCTGGCCGACGTTGACCGCCTATTCAAGATTGACGCAGAGACCATTGCGCGCGCCGAGCCCGACATGGTTGACAAGCTGCTGCGCTATCGAGCCGTTGAGGCAGAGATCACCGCGCGCGAATCCGAGCGCGATGTACTGGAATTCCAGATCAAGCGCTATATGGAGTCCGCGACGATTCTCCAGATCCCCGGACAGGAGAAGCCGGCGGCGACGTGGAAGGCGCGAAAGAACGCGCATCTGGACCAGGCCGCGTTAAAGGCCGACTACCCGAAATTGTTTAAGCAATACATGCGCGAAGGCAGTTCGCGAGTGTTCGAAGTCAAAAGTTTCAAGCCATGAGTAAGGCTTGCACAATTCTCGGTTGCAATAGGCCGCACCGCGCGCGTGGCTATTGTTCTAAACATTGGACTCGCTGGAGTCGCGGCCGGGATCCAGCAGAAAAAACAGTCCGTGAGATGACAAACGTCGAAAGATTTTGGTCATGCGTGAAGAAGCTCCGACCCGATCAATGCTGGCCGTGGACCGGAACCGTAAGGGGCAATCATCCTCAACTCTACGGATTCTTTTATCTGGATGACGGATCTGTAGTCAGCGCGCATCGCTTTGCATTCGAATTGCAGAATGGTCCGATTCCAGAACTTCCAAATTCAGACGTTCGCGGAACGTGTATCCGCCATACCTGTGACAACGGCATTTGCATGAATGGGCGTCACCTTACACCTGGTACCCATTTGCAAAACATGCGCGACAAGGTGGAGCGAAATCGCACCAACAACGGTCGCGCCAAACTCAAGCAAAAGGAACATCAAATTGCTCTTACTAACTAGGCGTATCGGGGAATCAATCAAGATCGGCAACGACATTGAGGTTCGCATTCTTGGACTGCACGGGCGGCAAGTACGCGTAGGAATCGATGCGCCGAAACATATCCGAGTGGATCGCGAGGAAGTTGCAGCCCGCAAAGACGCAGAAAACCCGGCGCGCAAGATCGGGTAACAATTTCTTAAGGTCACAAAAGGAAACCATTGGATGAGTGAAACACAACAATCAACAGGGGATCGTCTTCGCGCAGCAGCGACCGGCCAGCAAGTAGCAAAAAATGAGCCGAAGTCGTTCCCGCAGATGCTCCAGGCGTACAAGGGTCAAATCGCAGCGGCATTGCCGAAGCACATCAACCCGGATCGGATGGCGCGCATTGCACTGACTTGCTTCAGGCAAAACCCGAAGCTGGCCGACTGCCACCCAGCGTCCGTCTTTGCGTCAATCATCATTGGATCGCAACTCGGACTCGAGCCAGGGATCATGGGGCAGGCGTATCTAGTCCCCTATGGCGACGAATGCCAGTTTGTTCCTGGCTGGCGTGGCCTGTGCGACCTGGTGAACCGCAGCGGCCGCGCATCGGTCTGGACCGGCGCCGTATACCAGGGAGACTTCTTCGAATTCGAATTCGGTAGCAGCCCGTATCTCAAGCACGTGCCGTCTGGTGGGGATGAAGATCCAGAAAAGCTGACGCACTGCTACGCGATTGGTCGAGTCAAGGGTGCTGAGTACCCGGTGATGGAAGTCTGGCCAGTTGGCAAGATCGTCCGACACCGCAACAAATACAACAAGGTGGGGAAGAAGCACTACTCGTACAACAATTTCGAAATGTACGGGCGCAAGGTGCCGCTGCTCCAGGTGCTCAAGTACATGCCAATGTCCATTGAATTGGCGACAGCGCTGATGCTTGATCAGACGTCCGAGATGGGGAATCGTCAGAGCATCGACCTGAAGGATGCCATTGACGCCGCATTCATCCCGCCGCCGGCGCAGTCCGAATCCACCGACCAGGCGCAACCGACCGACACGCCGAAGGCCAACGACAAGCCGCCGGCGGATAAGGCCGAATCAGCGACGAGGGCTGCGGAGCCGGACTTCGATACCGATGATCTAAAGCAAATCGAGCGCATACGTGTTCAGACGCCGGCGCAAACAATTGAGTTGCTGAAGTCAGCCGAGACCATCGATGCGCTCAAGCTGCTGTGGAAGCTGGTCTCAGTTGCCTTCAAGGCAGTTGAGATTCCAATTTCCTTGGAAGCGACCTTCCACGACCGCAAGGAATTCATCGAACAGCGCGACGCAAAGGCCGCGAAGGAAAAGAAATGATCCAGCGGCCGCTTGTGGGACTGCCCGAACTGTACCGCGATCGATTGATTGCGGTGCGGTTCATGGGCCCTGACTTCCTCGCCTACGTTGACGATGAAGAACTGAGCAATTTCTTCATCAGCCCACAGGCGGCCACCGCCGCCGGTCAGCGCTACATCACAGACGCAATCAAAGCAAAGGAAAACAAAAAGTGAAGATCCTACGATTGGAAGCAGAAAACCTGAAGCGGCTCTATGCCGTGGACATTACACCAGAGGGCGATGTCATTGAAATCAGTGGTGCTAACGCCAATGGCAAGACCAGCACCCTGGATGCCATCTGGTGGGCCCTTGCCGGTGTCGGCACCATCCAAAGCGAGCCGATCCGCCGCGGCGCAGAAAGGGCCAGTATAAAGCTAGACCTTGGTGAGTTGATCGTCACGCGCACATTCAAGCGCCAGGGCGATGACAAGTTCACGACATCGGTCAAGGTCGAGGGGGCAGACGGCTCGAGCTACAAGAGCCCGCAGACAATGCTGGATGCGCTGCTGTCTAGTCTGACATTCGACCCCCTGGAATTCTCCCGCAAGAAGCCGAAAGAACAGTTCGACATGCTGCGCGGATTCGTGCCTGGAATCGATTTTGAAAAGGTCGATAACCAGAACCGTGGCGACTTTGAGCGCCGCGCCGAAGCGAATAAGCGCATGGAGGAAGCGAAGGCCGCCGCCGGTCTGATCGAAATTCCGGGAGATCTACCGGAAGACGAGACCGACGAATCCAAGCTGCTGGACGATATCGCCGGCGCCGCGCAGTTCAATTCAGACATCGAAAAGGAGTTGAACCGCCGAAACAACGTCATCTCTGACGTCGCGCGCCTTGTCAGGACCGCCGACGAACGCCGCAAGGAAGCCGCTGACCTTCGGGCCAAGGCCGAGCAAATGGAGACCGTTGCGTTGTCCCTGGATCGCCAGGTGAATGAGCAACGCGAGGCCGTACAGGCACTCCCGCCCCTGGAGGCACTGAAGGACGTCAAGGAGCTGCGCGCCGGACTGACGCAGACCCAGGCGCTTAACGCTCGCATCCGAACCGCATCCGAGGCTCGCCGCAAAAAGTCATCGCTGGAAAAGGTTGCGACCGATGCAGCCCTCAAGTCCGACGAATTGTCCGCCAGCATCAAGGCCCGCACCAAAGCGAAGAACGACGCCATTGCGGCCGCCGAAATGCCCGTGGATGGCTTGGGGTTTGGGGATGGGTTCATAACGCTGAATGGCCTGCCGTTCGATCAGGCATCAAGCGCCGAGCAACTGAAGGCCAGCATTGCCATAGCGATGCGCTCGAACAGCAAGCTTCGGGTCATCAGGATCCGCGATGGCGGACTACTGGACCAGGAGAGCTTCGCGCTTCTGACCGCGATGGCCGCCGAGAACGAATGCCAGGTGTGGGTGGAATCGGTATTCGCGCACAGCGATTCAGCGCTGGTGATATCCGATGGGCGCGTGAAGGCCGCGACCGAAGAAGCGGCCTAGTCCATGGCTCAACTATATCTGCGCAAGACTCTCACCGGCTTTGTATGCGCCGACGAGGCGTCCCAGGACGTTCATCGCAAGTACAAGATCGGTGAGGTCTATCGCGCAGATGTAGTGAAGCCACGCAACTACCAGCACCACAAACTTTGCATGGCCCTGCTGAATCTGACCTGGGCGAACCTGCCGGAACATTGGGAAAAGAAGTTCATGACCTTCACCAATTTCCGCTACGCCATCGCCGAGGAATCTGGCTACACCAGGGAATACACGACCGTGGATGGCGAGATCAAAAATATGCCTGGGAGCCTCAGTTATGACGCGATCCCGGATGACGTGGAGTTTGGCCGAATCATGGGGGGAATGATGACGATCTGCGCCCGCCTCCTGGACATGGCGCAGTCCGACCTGGCCGCCGAAGTTTCGAGATACGCCGACGAAAAATACGGCGCTGCCGCTTAAATCAACAAGAGGATACAAATGAATAGGTTCACGAAGATTGGAAAGGATGGCGCGAAATTGGATGACGGCGCCAATGAATGGGTAGCCGTTCTCGACAACACGACGGGGCTTATTTGGGACGCCGGCGAGACCGAAGAACTGAATTTCGCTGCCGCTCAGTCTCACGCAAACGGATCTGAAGTGGCTGGCTTCAAAGATTGGCGTCTGCCGACCGTTGAAGAGCTCTTCATGCTGGCAGACCGAACCAAGTTCGAGCCTGCCATCGACAAGGGATTCTTTCCGAACTGCCACAACGATTGGTATTGGACTGGAACAGTGGTCGCCAAGTATCCAGCCGATTGCGCGTGGTTAGTCGATTTCGACGATGGCGGTGCGGACTGGGGCGCCCAGAACGACGGCTATCGTGTCCGCGCGGTCCGCGCCAGTCAGTAATTTAGGTTTTTAGGGAGAGATCGAAGTGAAAACACTTGGCAATGAACTGCGCGAATTGATCGCGCAGAGAATCGCAAAGGCTTCCCCAAGGGAAATATTCGCTATCACAAGCACTTTGTGCAATGAGAGTGACAGTCCCGGGATAGATGTAAATCCGCGCATTGCGATCAATGCGCGGTTTTCGAAACTTGGCGATGAAATGGTTGGCGATTCCGCCACCGGCCTCGTATGGGCTCAGAAGTCACTTGGCGAGATGAACTGGGCTAAGGCCAAGGACGCCTGCGCCAACCTTCGAGTTGGCGGCCATTCAGATTGGCGACTCCCGACGATCCGTGAATTGCTGACGCTGGTTGACTATGAGCGCCACGATCCGTGTATCGACACGGATTTCTTTGAGTGCAAGTCAACGTACTACTGGACGTCGACTCCGGCCCATTCAAACCCAGCCGATTCCGCGTGGATAGTCTATTTCGGCAATGGCGGTGCGCTCTGGGACGACCAGGACAACGGCTATCGTGTCCGCGCGGTCCGCGCCAGTCAGGGAAATTCGGATTTTTGGAACGTTAGATGAGTCTTGACTTACCGCCCATCGTGAAAAATGCGGAGCGCTTGCTTCTTGAAATAGAGCAGGCGGTTCGCCGCTTTACGAGGTATCACAAATATTCGCATGGAGCCAGACTCCGGGAACAAGCAATGCGCGTGGCGCAATTGGCTCATCGCGCCTGGAGGGATCGAAAGCACCAGGCGCAATGGACCGACAAACTGATATGGGCGGTTGACGATTTTAAGCTGAGTCTACAACTCGGCAAGAACATCGAGGCCTTCGTGAGTTTCGCGCAGTTCGAAATGCTCGCGAAGTTAGCCTCGGACCTGGGCAAGCAGTGTGGAGGGTGGCGTAAGCAGCAGCGTTCAAATGGCCAGAATGGAGCGGCAAAACAATTGCCGTTCCAGAGTGCCGAGATTCTGAGTTCCCATGCCGCCTCAGAGGCAAGACCATGACAACGCCGCGCCTGCCCGACCGCGCGGCCGCGTCTCAAGTGCGTGGGATAACAGCCGATTACGCGTGGATAGTCAATTTCAACAATGGCAATACGAACTGGAACAACCAGAACAACGACTATCGTGTCCGCGCGGTCCGCGCCAGTGAGAGTCAAACGCCGAGTTTCCGTGCCCTCCACACTGCTATGCGTAGGGCTCACCGACGCAAGAAGCCAAGCCCGAATCAATTGTCCTTCGATGATCAATGGATCGACCGGCTGATTGAACTTGAGAAGTCTCTTCTGGCCGGCACTTGGGAACCGAGTCCGACAACCTGCTTTGTCGCAAAAGCGCCGAAGGCACGTGAAATTCACGCGCCAGACTTCTCCGATAGGGTCGTTCACCACTGGCTTGTCCCGCAGCTGGAGCGAATTTACGAGCAATCATTCATTTTCGACAGCTATTCGAACCGAATTGGCAAGGGAACGCACGCTGCCGTCCGGAGACTTCAACAGTTTGTCCGGCAGACCGGTGCAGGGCATTTCCTGCAACTTGACATCAAGAATTTCTTCAACCGGATCAGCCGGCCGATTCTTTATCGAATGCTCAAGGAAAAAATGGAGCGCTTTGGCGTATCGCCAGAGTGTCAGCATGCCGTCCACGCGCTGCTGAAGCGATCGCCTGTTGCTTATGGCGTGAGATACGCCTGCACTCCCGCAGAGTTAGCTTCCATCCCAGAGCATAAGCGCCTGGAGCGCGCGCCGGCCGGATTCGGTATCCCGATCGGCAATCTATCGAGCCAATTTTTTGCAAACGTATACCTGGATCGATTGGACCAGTTCGTCAAGCGTCGATTGGCGGTAAAGCGCTACCTAAGATACGTGGATGATTTCGTTCTGCTGCATTCAGACCGAGATCAGTTGAATCAGTGGCGAATCGAGATCGAGAGATTTCTGGCCGATCAACTGTCGCTTGAGCTCAAGGCTGACATAAAACTAAAGCCGGTCTCGGCTGGAATCGACTTCCTTGGGTACGTGGTATATCCGACCCATACCGTGGTGCGCCGCCGAGTATCAGGACATTGCATCGCAAAGATCACCGAATGGCGCAATCGGAACGTCATCGATGGGAAGGTAACTAGTGACATCGACGCGCTGGATGAACTGAAATCAGTTTGCTCTAGTTACGCAGGACATTTCAGTCACGCTGACAGTTTCCGCCTTAGATCTGGCATCGGAAAGCGATTTCCTTGGCTGCGCGCCGCGCTCAAGGATGCCGCATGAGTTGGCTTACCAATCTCGCTCGAGGCCAGCGCTGCACTATCCGCCTGCCGTGCTGCAATTTCGACCCGAGAACCACGGTGCCCGCGCACTACCGCAGCTTGAGACTCGGCGCCGGAATGGCGCTCAAGCCGCACGACCTGATTGTTGCCTTTGCGTGCTTCTGTTGCCACGAGGTTGTCGACGGCCGCGCGAATCTTGAGGGCTACACCAAAGAACAAATTCGCTTTGCCCACGCCGAAGGATGCCTTGAAACATGGACCGTCCTGATTGGCATGGGAAAGATTGGAGCGCTGAAGCGTGGAGTTGAAGCTGCATGAAAAAACACCTGATTCGACTGCAAGGATGCGACGACAAAACACAACTCGTCATGGAATTGAGCGATGAAGAAGTGTTGTGTCTCGGACGAGTCGCCGCGGTGGTAAATGCCGCCAGCACATATCAATGCATGCCGAAGCTGCACATTGAAGATGCCGCGAATCTTTGCCCGCATGGCGAGCCATCCGGCGAATGGTGCAATAACTGTCCAAACGAAACTGCGGTGGTCGAAGCCGCCGCGCCCACAGACGATAAACAGGAGATTTGAATGGCACGACCCTTTTTTGAAACCCTCCGGGATCTGCGCATGGGGCGCACTCTGGAAGACCTGGGCGATGAGCTCGCCAAGGCCCTGGTGGCGGTGAAGTCAACCGGCAAGCCGGCGACTCTCACGCTGAAGCTGAAAATCAAGCCGCCCAAAAGTGGCGTGGTGACATACGTCACCATTGAAGACGACATCGACACGAAGATCCCGAAACTGGATCGTGGCGATACCGTCTTCTACCCGACTGCTGACAATGGGTTGTCACGCCAAGACCCTGCGCAGAGTCAACTGCCCTTCGGCGCAGTCGATAAATCCACTGGCGAAATCATGGTTGAAGGGAGCGCAGCGTAAATGGACGCCGATACGATTCAGAAAATTGTCGATACAACCCGGACGCCGCACATCGTGGACGTCGGCATGGAGGGTCAAGTTCCTGAAAAGAAGTTCGGGATCATCCCTGAAGGCATGAAGGTTGAGGACCTTTCGAAGTTTCTCCCGCCGCCTGACCGCATAAAGCAGCGCGTGGAACTGCTCAATGTTCCCTCCTACGTCGAATACGTGAATCGATTCAAGAGCGATGAATCCACGATTTTTGCCAATGAACCGACTGCCCAGTACGAAACCGTCCTGGACTATCACGGGTCTGAGAATGCCGGCGGCCGTGGAACCCAGGACCACCTTGCCGTTTACAACTGCCCGAAGTCTGAGCAGTGGAAAGCGTGGACCGAAAAAGACGGACAATGGTTTGAGCAAGTCGCTTTTGCCGCGTTCCTCGAGACGAATCTGAAGGAAATCGTTTCCCCGCCCGGCGCGGTGTTCATGGAAGTTGCCCTGCAATTGCAGATCCACAAGTCCGCTGAATTCCAAAGCGAAGTGCGCCTGGACAACGGTCAGGTCAATTTCAGATACGAGGAAGTGGTCAAGGGCCAGACGAAGGCCGGCGACTTGCTCATTCCGCAAAGCTTCACGCTGAAGATGCCTGTCTTTGTAGATGGCTCACCGCAAGCGCTGGAGGCGCGTTTCCGCTACCGCATGGAGGAAGGGAAACTGAAGATGGGCTATCAGTTGATCCGCCCGTTGGAAGTCTGGAATGCTGCGGTAAAGGTCGTCACCGACGAGATCCGCAAGGGTGCACCCGACGTCAAGCTGTACGCCGGACGCCGGTTCTAGTCCATGGGAGTTACCGCCGGCCAAGCCTTGAGAGACGCAGGAATCCAGCAGGTGCTGGAATTCGAGCCGTCCGACTGGAAAGAAGCGTACCAGCTTCACGTCCAGTCCTGGTTTGGCCGGCGGCCGTCCGGTCACACATTCACTGGGGAGACCTTGCGAATGGTGGCCAAGCATTGCGGACTGGGCGAGCCGCACCATCACAACGCCTGGTCAGGCCAGGCCGCTAGCCTGATCAAGCGCTGGCTGAAACAGGGATTGATTGAATTGACCGGCGATATGCGTCTGGCTTCTAGCCCGAAGACGCATGCACACGCTTTAAGGGAATACAGAAAAACGTGATTGAACTGACTGTCGATAATTTTGCCGGTGGCGGCGGAGCAAGTTTTGGGATTGAAGCCGCGCTGGGCCGCCCAATCGACTTCGCGATCAACCACGACCGTGAAGCCATTGCGATGCATGCCGCAAACCATCCGCGCACGAAGCATTACTGCGAGGATGTCTGGCAGGTAGACCCACTGGAGGTCACTGGAGGAAAGCCCGTAGGGCTCGCGTGGTTCAGCCCAGACTGTAAGCACTTCTCGCGCGCCAAAGGCGGTAAGCCTGTCTCAAAGCGCGTCCGTGGGCTGGCCTGGATCGTCATTCGGTGGGCCAAGGCGGTGCGGCCGCGCGTGATCATGCTGGAGAACGTCAGCGAGTTCGCGACCTGGGGCCCGCTACTCGAGGACGGCAGTCCGTGCCCGATGCGCAAGGGATTCACATTCCGCCGCTGGCACAGGATGCTCGAGAACTTAGGATACCGCGTCGACATGCGCGAGATGAGCGCGTGCGACTACGGCGCCCCGACGACGCGCCGACGCCTATTCATCATCGCTCGCTGCGATGGAAGACCGATCATATGGCCACAGGAAACGCATGGCCCAGGGCTGCTTCCGTATCGCACTGCTGCCGAGTGCATTGACTGGTCAATCCCCTGTCCGTCGATATTCGAGCGTTCCAAACCGCTGGTGGACGCGACGTTGCGCCGAATCGCGCGCGGTATCATGCGCTACGTGGTCAACAATCCGAAGCCATTTATCGTACCCCTGACTCACCAGGGCGGATTCCGCGGTCAATCAATCGACAGTCCTTTGCCGACCATCACGGGCGCGCACCGCGGCGAGCTCGCACTGATTGCGCCGACGCTGATCAACACCCGCAACGGCGAGCGCTCAGGGCAGGCGCCGCGCGTGCGAAATATCTCGGCCCCCTATCCGACGGTCACCGCCGCGGGGAGCCAAGGGGCGCTTGTAGCCGCCTTCCTTGCCCGCCACTACGGTGGTCACGAAAACGACGGCGCACCGATGATGCAGCCGATGCATACGATCACGACGCAGGATCATCACGCGCTGGTGACATCGCACCTGATCAAGCTCAAGGGAACATGCCGGGATGGCCAGCCCGTTGATGCGCCGATTCACACGATTCAAGCCAGCGGGACGCACTACGGCGAGGTCCGTGCCTTCTTGCTGAAATACTATGGCACTGAACAGGACCCGCGACTCGGTTCGCCTCTCGGGACCGTAACGACAAAAGATCGCTTTGGCCTCGTTACCGTCCATGGGGAGTCGTATCGCATCGTCGACATTGGCATGCGAATGCTGCAACCCCGCGAACTTTTCAGGGCTCAGTCATTCGATGACGACTACATCATCGACCCGGAGTACAACGGCAAGCCGCTCACCAAGACCGCCCAGGTCAATATGTGCGGCAATTCGGTTTCGCCTGTCGAGGCCAAGGCCCTGGTTCGCGCAAATGTGGTTGAGCAGGCCGCCGTCGCAGAGGTCGCCTAATGCCTCGCCCGGTCCCTGATTTTAGCTACCGATCGCGCAGTCGCGACGGGCTGGTATTTCGCAAGCCGCGCCGGCTCAACTTGAAAAAGGCGCGTGAGATTCGCCGCCGGTATTTCCGCCGCGAGGCGACGCAGTTGGAGTTGGCGCTCGATTACGGCGTCACGCAGCCGACGATCGCGCGCGTGGTGGCGAACATGGTCTATACGGAGCCAGAGGTATGAACGGACCAAAGCCAAAACTCTATGAGTGCAACGGTCGCAACCAGACCCTAAAGCAATGGTCGGCCGAACTGGGTCTGTCGCATGCCTGCCTGACATCGCGAATCCGCTACGGCATCCCGCTCGATCGTCAATTGCATGCGCATCCGACGCGGGATCGCGTTGGAGCGCCAGCGGTAGATGCAGCGCTTTCGAATTGGCTGCGATCGCCGGTGCCGGCATGAGCGCTGAGCTGCTTAAGCGCGTCGCCGACATCATGCGCCGCTGCGATCCGGAATATTGCGAGTCGCACTCCGTGCCGCAGACGACGGACGAAGAATGGGATGAATGCCTCGAGGCGGTCGAGGACGCGGAAGGCGCATGAAGTGGACGATTTCGCATCGCTTTGACGAGGAAGCCCTGCCGCTGGCCGATCGGCATTACAACCGGCGCAAGGTGGGCAGCCCGCAGTTCGTGCCGCCTGGACGCTGCGTCGTGTTCAAAACCGATTGCCGGCGCGCGCTTTGGGTAACGTCGTGGCCCTTCGGTCAATTCGTCAAGCACGCATGGCCAGGCGCGTGGGTAAACAGCCTGTTTCGCAACGAGGGCGCAGGGCTCTCATCTGAATTGATCCGCGACGCAGTCTCAGCGACGCGCAACGTATGGCCCGCCGTGCCGGCGCTCGGTCTGGTGACTTTCGTTGATGCGGAAAAGACGCGGCGCAAACGCGACCCTGGCCGATGCTACCGCCGCGCTGGCTTCACCCATGTCGGCTTCACCAAGGGCGGCCTGTGGGCGTTTCAGATGCTTCCGGACGACATGCCTCAGCCCTACCCCCCCCAGCTTGGGCTTGAGGTCGCATGAACGACGCATACCGCCAATTCCTCGGGCGCAAGGTGCCGTTCGCCGGCAGCACAGGGTTTGAGGTTACCGCCGCGGACATCAATCCGTATCTGCTGCCGCACCAGGGGGCGATTGTTCCATGGATGTTGACCGGCGGTTGCCGGGCCCTGTTCGCATCCTTTGGTCTCGGCAAGAGCGTTATCCAGCTTGAGACGGTGAGGATCGCCGCGGAGCGCGCTGCGGGCCGTGGCCTGATCGTTCTGCCGCTTGGTGTCCGTCAAGAGTTCCGTCGAGACGCGGTCGAGATTCTCCGTTGGCCGGAACCGCCGAAGTTCATACGATCGATCGAGGAAGCCGGCGAAACCGGCGTTTATCTTACCAATTACGAGACGGTGCGCGAATGAAGCTCAAGCCTGCGCAGCGCGTAACAGCGGCTTCAGCCGAATCTCGCGCCTTGGATTTCCTTTCGGCGCGGCCTGTCTATGCGTCCCAGGTCGCCGACGTGATATGGCCGGATCACTCAATGAAAGCGCAAGGGGCAGGCGCAGCAGCGTCTCGAATCCTGAAGCGGCTTGAGAGCAAGGGGCTGTGCCGCTGGCACATTCGAGGCTGGATACGAACACACTCAAAGTCTGATTCCAAAGGAAAATAAAATAGATCATGAAAGCCTGGTCATTCTTTCTGATCCTGGTTTGCCTCATTGAGGCGTGCGATCACGCTGCCGCGACTGAGCCGAAGACCATACGCTATCCAGATGGCTCATGGTTCATTCCGCATTTATCTGGCGAAGGGCCACCGCTGACTCAAGTGAAGACATTCATTATGCGGAACGGCGATATCTGCGAAAACCTGGCTGTGATGATGGGAGATTCCAGAGATGGGTTGTTGTGCCGCCATGGGAGTTAGGCGCCGCGCAGTCCGGGAGCGAGTCACCCGGGCAAAGAAGAAAAAGACTCAGTCCGTCGCGTTTGACTATGAACTGGATCTGCTCAAGCGCGTGATCGATGCGGCTGTCGAGGCTGGGATCAAGGACATGACGCCCGTGGAGATATCCATGGCGATTGAAAAGTTGAGGGCTGCTGATAGTGAAGCAAAAGTTTAAGCCGGGTGATCGCGTCGAGGTCTTGATGTCGAATGGCACATGCCGACAAGCCATTGTCGTGGGCAGCATCCCTGGTCTATGCAATAGCGGCCAGGACCAATACCTGATTCAGCCGGCCGTGGTCGAAGTGTGCGAGTGCAATTTGCAGCACGCGCAGAAGGTGAATTGATATGAGATCGTTCCGCGAAAAGCAGCGCGCCATTCTTTGGTGTCTACATCGCAGCCCTGAAGGCCTGCTGACCAGGAGCATATCCAAGATCACCGGGATCTGGATGATTGCGGTCTATACGCACCTGGGCCAATTGGAGGAGGCTGGGTTGATTCGCTGGGAACATCGCGACGGCGAGACTGGGCCGGCGCTGTGGAAAGTAGCTTTACGATGAGCGACATCGACGACTTCCTCCTGACCGAAGAGCAACTGGTCTATTACACCGGGTACACCCAGCCGGCCGCCCAGATCAGATTCCTTCAGAAGTGGGGTATCCGCCATGTCGTGAACGCCGCCGGGCGGCCGCGCGTGACCCGGGACCAGATAAATGGGTTCGAAAGACCCAGGACCGGACCGAACTTTGATGCTTTGGACAAGGTGGGCTAGGCTATGGCGGTGGGGCGAACCAGAAAAACAGATAAGCACCTGCCGCGGCGCATGTACCAGAAGCATGGCGCGTTCTATTTTGTTGACCGCAATAACAAGTGGCACCCCCTGGGATCCGACTACAGCGACGCTCTGAAGCGCTACGCAGGATTCCATGAAACCATCGGCAAAGAGACCATCGGCGCGCTGATGACCAGCTACGAAGTCGAGGTCCTGCATAAGCAGGCACCAGACACAATCATTGCGCGCAAGAAAGAATTCAAGCAATTGCGCCCGGTCTTTGGCCACATGCTGCCGAAGGATCTGGAGGCGCATCACGCCTGGAACTATTTTGAGAAGCTTGGGGGCACAAGGACCGCGCGCAAGAACATCAGCGGCCTATCCGCTGTGATGACGTGGGCGCGCAAAAAGGGTGTGATCAAACAGAATCCGATTCTAAAGATCGGATTCCCTCTCAACAAGCCGCGCGATCGATACGTAGAGGACGAGGAATACGTTGCTGTGCGCGGCGTGGCATCGCCGATGGTCAAGTTCGCCATGGATATTGAACTGATCACTGCCGCACGACAGAAGGACATCTTAAGCCTGGACCGAAAGCAGGTAGCAGCGGGCAAGCTGAAGATAATTCAAAGCAAGACCAAGAAAAAGATCAATTACCCGTTCGTAGGTTCACTCGAGGAAACCGTACAGGCGGCTCTCGCCATGGGCCCCCAGGTCCGCCAATACGTAATCGCGAATCGACAAGGCAAGCGCTACACGCGCGACGGATTCCAGACGCAATGGAAGCGAGCCATGAACAAGGCCATGAAGCTGGGGCTGATTCAGACTCCATTCACGTTTCACGACATCCGCGCAAAATCAACGTCCGATGCGGAAGATCTGGAGACGGCACGCATTCGGGCTGGGCACTCCGATTCAGAGATCACCCAGAGGGTTTACCGCCGCAAGCCTGAAGAGGCAACCATCATGGATATCAGCCACCTGGTTGCGAAGAAATGAAAGATCGCGCTCTCCGAACTTTCCTAAAAATCTATCTCAGCTTTCTTGTTGCCGTTGCGTTCCTGCTTCTGTTTGAGCACGCGCGCGCCGCCGCCGATCACTATGCCCTGGTGTTCGTCCGCATTGACCTGGTTGGCCACAATCCGGCCGACTTTGAAAAGATCCAGCAGACCGCACTGCAGGAAGTCCTGTACACCGATTTGCCTTGCACTCTTCCCCTGGCCGACACGCGCGGCATGCACAAGTACTTCAGCCGCTGGTTGGTCAGCCAGGGCGATGCATGCTGGTTTCAAACACTCGGCGGTGGATACACCGTTCTCTACAACAGTGGCCACAGTACGCACGCCGGACCCGGGATTCTGACCGCAATGTTCCGCATGGGGCAGATGCACGACGATGGGACTGTGACCGTATCGAGGCTGGTGACCGACAAGGATCTGGACGGACCATGAACGGGATCGAATTTTATATTGCGGTTGCCGATAAGCCTTCTCTGACAGGAGTTGTGTATCCAGCCATCGAACTTATGAAGATGGCCGACAACAAAACTTTGTTCTGGGATGACGCGCACCAGGCATTGATCTACAGAGGCCCAATTCCGGTGGACGTGCTCGGAGTTAGGATTGAGCCAAGGGTGCAATGGCCACTTGGCGAGCGACCGGAAGAGCTTCAATGAACCGCCGCAATTTCCTCTCCCTGGTTGGTGCGTCAGCCGCAGCGCTTATTGCCCCTGAGTTATTGATCCCCAAGCGCACGTTTTTCCTGCCGCCGGCGGGAGGGTGGGCGCAGCCGTCGATCGCATCTTTGTGGCTGGACTACGTCAATCAGATACGGCCAGCGGGCATATTGGTCACAGCTTCGGCTTGCACGCTGCGCAAGCCAGGGGTTTACGAGCGTCCCTATGGACATGTCGAATTGGTTGTTCCTGAGGAATCCGATAGGGAATTGATTGCTCGCATGCGGGCTGCTTTGACTCAGCCTCCAAAGCTGCGCAATGTATTTTACCCGACGATGGAAGATTTCTATCCGTGGGTTGAGAGAGCATGAACGGAAGGAGCGACATGACGCCCGAGCAATTGACGGCAATTCGGAACCGGGCCGCGGCGCTCGATTACATGCACTATGACAAGAAGGAACGCACGCTGTTGAATGAGGCAGCGGAGGATCGCAATACGCTGCTGGCCGAACTGGAAGCGACCAAAGTCAAGCTGGCAGAAATGACCGCAGACCGAGATGGCATCCTATTTCGACTCAACCAGCGGATCAGGGCTTACGAGGAAACCTATAAGGAGCAGCGGCGCGAGATTGAACGGCTGACGCAGGCCAGCGGAGGCACTGACCATGGATGACCCATTCGCGCGATTTGAAGCCGACAGGGCGGCATGGGCTAATGGTGGAATGCAGGAAGTTTTGGCAGCGATCGACATCACCATGACGCACGACGATTTAGTTGCAGCTCTTGGCCCAGCGGTCTTCAAGACAATAACCGATGCAGGCTTTGTTCTCGTGCCGCGTGAATGGAGGGAGCGGGTGTTCAGAGCCTCAAAAGCTCGCGCTGAAAGCGCAGGAACTGAGAGTGGCTGAATCTTGCATGAGATGCGACCGGCCCGCGCATTGGGTGTCGTGCCCGGATTGCAGCAACGGCGAGCATTGCGAAACGTGCTACGGCGAAAGCGGCTGGAATGAGTGCAGCGGGTGCCGCAAGCCTATGTCCGAGTGCGACTGCCAGTCCATAGGCTCCACTGCATGATGCCAGCGCAGGCCGTGGCTGAACTCACGGCACCAGCGCTTTCGCCTTGAGATCCCATCGCTCCGCCTTCTCTGCCGCCTCCAGGCCGGCTTTGTCATTACCCTTGGCCAGCAGATCAATCGCCCGCCGCGCCCATGCGTCGCGCTTGCGACAGGCTTCAATGTGCCGGCGCAGTCGTTCGGTGACATCCATTTTTATTAGACAACCGGGGGTTTTATTAGACAGTCCGCGAAGAAAAAGAAGTGCCCCGGGCCGGAATCGAACCGGCGACCTAGCGCTTAGGAGGCACCCAGTCATTCGCGATTAAGTCACCGTTTTTGGTGACTTTTTTGTGCGCGCGTGTCTAATAAGAAGGGGTCCGAAAACCCCTCTATCCCCCAAGAATGCCAAGTTTTACCCTGTGTTATTAGACACTTAGGAGGGGTGCGAAAAAGCTTGCATTTAGTTACCATTTTGATAATATAGTTCGCAAGCCAGTAACGTACTGGCCAGCCAGTCCCCAGGGACGAGGCCCACCAGGAAAGCCGAGGTAAAGCGAATGTACACCTTCTCAGCACCGACCTTGATCCAGTACCCGACAGGGAGCTGGGGCTTTGTAGGTCGCGTCCCTGCGGCGCTCGCATGGCGCCGCGAGGATGGCAAACCGATGACCGATCGAGACTGGCATGCCGTAACGCATTGCATGGCGCCAGGTTCGTTTGGCTACTGCTCCGTCGCATTCGAATGCGCTCATGACGCGCGCGTCGCGCTATCTGCGCTGACTGGCTCCAAAACGTCCGAGACCGAACAGGAGGAAACCGCCGAAGCCGCTTGAGAACTTCCCAACCTTTAGCGGCTCAGGAGGGCCGCTACGTGTTGGGTGTTCCAACGACAGGAGGTTATCGATATGAACCTGAACAACAAAATTGAGCGCGCGATCATCACCGCTCTGATCCCCTTCATGCAGGGCGCCGGCTTCAAATTGGTCTGCGTCTTCGACGGTGAAGAACTGGTCAAGGTTAAGACCGCCGAAGAGGCCATCGACGCAGCGTTTGCCGTCGACGAGAGCCGCATCATGTTCAAGGCCAATGACGGAGAGACGCACGGCGTCCTGCTGATCCTTGGCAATGGCGAGGACGTCATCAGCGATTGGAGCTACAGCGAGGGCGATCCGGACGGCTTCGATAAGCACATGGATTCATTCACCGCCATGATCGAGGACAGCCGCTACCAGATGCTGCCGCCCGCCAAGGTGCCGGCATGAAAATATCCGTGAATCAATTGGTCGTTGTCTCGCACGATCCGAATGCAACTCTGTACCGAGTAAAAGCCGTCCAAGGTTTTTCGGTTGGCGTGATCGATGCCGAACTCGCAATGCCCAATCAAGCCGTTCAATGGTACGACAAGTCGCTGTTCAAGGGCTTGACCGTTGGGCAGATGAAGCGCGCCGGAGATCTGCCGTCATGAAAGGCCGTACCGTTGGCGTGACGTTATCGATGGAGGACGCGCATGCCTTGGAATGGCTTGCGCGTCACCTGGCGTTCTCCGATGCACTCGCGAGCACGCCGCCACACCTTGGCAAGGAGATTTGCACCGAGCGCGCCTACAACATCGTGCACGCGGCCGCGCGCCTCGAGGAGCAATTGCGCAAAGCTGGTGTGCGCGGCGACTCATGGATGTACGGCGGAGTGAAGCCATGAGCACTCAAGAACTAAAGACTAGCGCCGCCGCATTCCTAGCCTGGTTTGAGACCTTCATTGGCAAGCAGACCTTCGCAGAAATCAACTGCGAGCAGTTGACGAACCTGCGCGCCGCGCTCAATCCTCCGCCGCTCGTGAGCCGCTGGCGCTGCCCGTGCTGCAAGTCTCTCAATGTCCAGGTGAGCCTGCCGACCTGGTACCGCGAGGCGAGACTGCCTAGCGGCATGACTGAACTAGAATTTGTCGAGACAGATTCCGAGGCCGACATATCCTGGTGGTACTGCGAGGACTGCGAGGAAACCGACAGTGGCAACCCGGAGGGTGTCGAGGAAGAGGGAGGACAAGGATGATGAAGATATTCGAAATTATTCGAAACGCCGTTCGAGAACCTGAGCGCATGGAATTGCCCGCACCGCAAATCTTGCATGGTTCCCCAGAGATGGCGTGCGATTCGATGACTGACAACCGTCAAACGCATACGGGATTCTGGTCTTGCACTGCCGGCTCATTTAAGTGGCTGTATCCGTGCGATGAAGTAGTCCATATCCTGGAGGGGGAAGCATTGCTTTGCGCGCCGCTAGGCAACAAGACACCGCAATGGCAGACGATTAGACCAGGGGACTCGGTGCACTTTCCCGGTGGATCTGAAGCGCTTTGGATGGTGCCGAAGTACATCCGCAAGTTCTACGTGATCATCGACCGCAAGCCGCCCAGCGGGACTATGCGCGTGGTGCGCAAGGTGTGGAATCTCGTCAAGGCTGCTGCCCGATGAGCGCCGAGCTGCACGCCGGCGACGTCGTATCGTCCATCAGCATTGAAGGCCTGCTGCGCAAGCGCGATGGCCTGGTCAAGCTGCTTCACGAAGTAGTCCACACGCTGGCCGAAGCGCGCCGCATCACCGTCGAGGGCGGACTACTGACCGAGAGCTACCGGCAGTTTGACTGGGTGATCCAAGGAAATCACCAGCACTACACGAACCCGCTGCTTTCCGAGGATGGGCTAAAAGAGGTAGTCAAACGCCTGGACGCCGCGCTGTGGGGAAAGCTCATGCACGATTCTGGCCTGTTGTCCTTCATGGATTCAAAGGCCAAAGCAGAATTCTCTGGCCAGGTGAATGACTGCAAAACGCCGCCGCTGACCCACGAGAACATCGAGGCCAGTTTTGGCGCGCTCTACGCCGGTCGCAATGACATGTTCGACCGTGGCGTAATCAACTGCTTCAAAAAACTGAGTTGGGATTACAAGACCAACAACCCGGTGAAGTTTGGCAAGCGCATCATCAAGGGATATCTCGCTGAGAAATGGGGTGGCTTCAACTACAGCGCCATGAACGACCTGCAGGACTTGCAGCGTGTGTTCTGCATCGTCGATGGAAAGCCGGAAGAGGATCACCGCACCAGCATCGAATCACGAATGCGCGCCGCGCATGGACAGAAGCCCACTGGCGAGCACGTGGACGCCTATATGTCCGTGAAGTGGTTCAAGAATGGTAATGGACATATTACGTTTCTGCGCTCTGACCTGGTTGACAAACTCAACGCGATCATTGCCAACCACTACCCGGGTACGCTACCGGAGAATCGTAAGTGACCTGCAGATATTTGCTAGACTCACTTGCGCTGAAGGATGGTACGGATTCACTTCAAGGACGAAAATCATGATTAAGCCAATTCAATATCTGCGCGCGATCGCGGCCCTGATGGTCGTGGTGTTCCACGGCCTTTGGGAGTTGCCCGACCAGTACGGTAAGGTACTCGGCAGTTACCCGCTTGGCGGCATGGGAGTGGAACTGTTCTTCTTGATCAGCGGATTCATCATGGCGGTTACTGCGCTTAAGGGAGATGTGTCCCCGAAGCAGTTCATGATAAAGAGGGCGATAAGGATAGTCCCGCTGTACTGGGGTGTCACCCTGGCTGTTTCCGCCATCAGCGTCGTAGCTCCCACCGTGTTTAGAACCTTTAAATTCTCTGAAGGTGCGCTGGTAAAGAGCCTGTTGTTCATCCCTCAATACTCGATCACATCCCCGGACCATATCTGGCCGCTGATCATCCCGGGGTGGACGCTGAACTATGAAATGTTCTTCTACGGCATATTCGCCATGGTCCTGTTTCTCCCCAAGATCTATCGGTTGGCGGCGTTGATTGTCACTATGGTTTGGTTAGTGGTCGTCGGTGTCATTACAGGGCCATTCACTGATGCGGTATTGATCACCTACACTGATCCAATGCTCATCGAGTTCGCCGCAGGAGTCATCATAGGGTACTTGTTCATGACTGACAGGATACCCAAAAGCGTATTGGCATCCGCGCTGATGGTCGCTGTTGGGGCGGGAATTTTGAGTGTCAGGTTCGACCTGGCGATGTCGATACCCGCGTGCTGCCTGATAATTATCGGTGTGCTTAACCCTGCGTTCCGTGACTACAAGAGTTCATTGTTCCTCCTGTTGGGCGATGCCTCCTACTCTATATACCTGGTACACCTGTTCTCCTTGGGATTGCTGAGAACGATTTGGAGCAAGTTGTTCCCGCACATTGGTGCGCTCTCAGCCGTAGCGTTCATGGTGGCCGCAGTGGTGGTCAGTGCGGCTGTCGGAGTGGCCGTGCACCGACTGATCGAGCGGCCGCTGACAAAATGGATCGGAAAGCGCCGCCTGGTGATTCGCATCGAGGTATTGGAGGGGGCGAAATGACCGCATGGCACCGCGGAGAATCATGAGTCCATAGATGAACAATCGAGAATGTGAAATATGCGAATCGTTTGGAGAGGTTCACGAACATAACTGTCCAGAGCATCCTGATTACGATACGACCACGTTTTGCAGTGGGTGCGGCTATCGAACGGCTAAGGGCTGTAAGTGCGGGCCGATGGCGGATAATGACTGACGTGGAAAACAAAAAAACGGATGCGGATATCGTGCGGGATTTATTGAAACGCGCCTGTCTTGGTCAGAGGGAAGCGGCTCGAGATTTGGAAATCAGCGAGAGGGATATGAGGGGATACTGCGCCGGGCATCGTGTGCCGCGTTATGTTCTTCTGGCGCTGGAGCGCCTGGTGCAGGTCAAAGAGGATGGGAAGTGGATCGCATAGGATCGCCGGGGATGAGGGGCCGCACTACCCTATGACTCACGCTTACCGCAGGGAGCTATCACCCATCCCCCGCGCCCGGCATTGGAAATTCTAGCATAGGCTCGCCAGCATCCTTGCCGGCGGGCCCGTTCTAACCTTCGGAAAGTGGTGGACCCGACTTCCGTGTCAGGTCCATAGCCGGACTCTTTAGGCGGCGGGCTGTGCGGGCGCCGGCGGCGCACCGGGATCCGCTGCAACAACCTTCGCCTTGATCGACGCAATCGATGCGAGGACCTGGGTGAAATCGGGCGACGCCACGCCCTGGAGCGCCGTGACTTGCGCCTGCAATGCCGTGACTTCTGTCTTGATGTCTGCCAGCGCGGTGCTGGTTGCGGAGGCCAAGTCGTCGAGACCGGCCTGAACGTCTGCTACTGTTTTGGACATATGATCTACCTTTTGGTGAAGTGAGTTGAGTGACAAGACGATTCTTTCTTCCGTGGCCTGAACCGATTTGAGTACCGACAAAATCCGGTCTTCCAGGACCAGAGAGAATTCTTCGAGCGTCACGCCGCAACCTTGCCGCCGATGGCGAGGGACACTTCAAAAAGCGTATTGGGGGTGATCTGCTGGGGTGGTTGCCCGAGTTTCCCTAGCAATCCAACTGGCCCATATTGAAGCGCGTCCGTCTGCAACGCGCTGCATATCCAGTGGCCTGACTGCATGATTGGCTTTCCGATGATCAGACCGATGATGTCGCTTGTGTCATAGCCGTCGTTTATCTGCTTGCGCAGATACCAATCCCATGCATTGGCCTGGGCCGGAGTCGATGGGATGGAGACGACGACTCGCTTGTCCCATTTCTCATAAAATGGAGGACGGATCTGAACGCCGGCTGGGATCTCTGGACCGCCGCCGATTGGTTTTATGACGTCCGAGCGCGCTCCAAGGCACTCGCCGGTGCTCAAGATCCCATCGACGTGGCTGAATCCGTCGTATCCGTTTCCCCACCATGCGATGAGCTTCGATGAAAAGCCTTTGCCGCGGACGAATTGAAGATTGATCATGGTGGCTCCAGCGCTACCGTTTGACCGGCCAGCGCGTGCGTGCAATCTGAGAGGAATTGGATCTGGCCGTCAGTCACGAAGGAATGGCAGACCGAGCATTCGAATGAGGCCAACTCCGGATGCTTCTTATTGAACGTGCAGTAACAATCGCGATTCGGATCCTTCCGCATCTGCTCTGCCCACTCGGGCATGTAGTGGCCGTTGCGCACCAGGATGGACGGCGTGAACGTCGGCTTGTCATAGTTGCCGTTGAATCCCCAGGCGTCTTCGCCGGATACAGGGATCGCGTGCATTCCTTTGCATCCCTGACACCAAAACCCTACCAGGCCGCCCTCAATGATTCTGAGGACGCCCCGGCCGCTCACCCGCCGGTGTTCTGGTGGTCAGCGTCCCACTCGGCGTCGGTCCTTGCATTGGCCACCGTCCCCATTGCGGCAGTGACCTTTGCAAGATGCTCGGCTGGAATCTGATCGCCCGGTTTTAGGTCCCGGGCGTGGATGTCTTCCATGACACCGCTGATGTCCTTCGCCGCGCCGGCCAGTGCCGCGATCAACTGAATGAGTTGCAGCACCGTCATGGCGCTACGCTCCGAAGGTCGACGTTACCGCGATCACGTCCTGCAAGAAGACGTTCGCCACTGCGCCGCCGACCGCGCTCACCACGCCCCCAGAGACAGGAAGCGCAGATGTGACCAGCTGGACCAGGCCATTGATCAAAAGCTGCGAGGACACGGAAACATTGCTCTTTGCGAGTTCCGCGGCCGTCTGCGAGACCAGGGTGGATACCGACGTGCTACCCAAGGCTACGCCGTCGATGGCCGACGCTACTGCCTTGATGGACTGGGCCCGCGCGACCATATCGGCGGACGATCCCGCCGCTTCGATGTACTTCGCGACGGCGAATTTCAAAACCAATTGGCCAAGGGCGGCTGGGATACTTGCCAGATTCAGGATGTTTGCACTCACGATAATTTCTCCGGGGTTTGTTCTAAAGGGTCCGTTTGCGCATCCGTGGCAAGTTCTGAAACAGGGGGAACATTGGCCGCCGCCGCGCGAGCGCTTGTCAGCGCTACAGGCGGGACAGCCTTCGTAATGCGGGCATGAGCAGCCCAGGCGGCAAACCCAAGGCCTGCGACCTCGAGCAAGTCATTGACCAGTGGCGCGATCTCCGCCGCTACTGCGTACTTGGATAGATGAAGAACGGACAAAGCCTGCAGAACGATAGATAGCGCCAGGCGTTGAATAATTGCCGACTTGTACCAGGCAACCGTCATGAGGCCTGGAATCGGATTCGGATCGCTCATGCTGCAAGCCCCGTGGTCAGGATGTTCTTCAAGATCTCGTATCGGTGCGGATCCTGTCGCGCGGCCGCAGAATCCATAAGCGCCGCGGCGCACTGGGGCCATGCGCCGACTGTCGCAAAGTGAATGGTGTGGACAAAGTGCAGAAGGCCATCAACGCCGCTGTTGAATGCGACGTCAAGGAACACGCTTCCTCGAATTTCATCGAGCGGCGCGTACCATGGGTAATAGCGAAGCGCCGTGTCGGCCTTCGTCAGACGATGATTCAGCAGCCACGCAATCTCATCATCGTCCAGACCCACTTCAAGATTGGTGCCGACGCCAATTGTGATGTTTCCATTTGGCTTGCACGTCACGCGCTTGCCTGTGGCGTCGTTGTATGGGTACGCGCGCTTGCCTTCCTCTTTTCCAGAGAGGCGCGCTGATGCGATATCGATTCTGGTCATTTTTTTATCTCATCGATCCTTTCGTGAACCCTGTTTATGTCGTCCTTGAATTCCGTTTTGATAGCCGCGAGATCCGCGCGCACTTCACCGATTCGATTACCTATTCCTGTGAGCAAATCTGCGTTGTGGTTGTGCATTTGAAGACGTCGCACATCCATATCGCTGAATGCGGTATTGAGACGATCCGCGCTGCGCTTATCCATTTCTTCGAGTCGCTTCGCCAATTCATCTCTGGTGATCGATTGCGTTTTCAGTTCGGTGTGGCTCTTTTCCAATGCGTCCACCTTGAGGCGATAGATGCTGTGAGCGTCGCGTGCAAAGGAGACAACCATTCCAAGAAGTCCGGTGATCACCAATGAAATAGTGCTAAACGCCCAGGGAATCCACCATGGAAGCCACGACTGTTGAAACTGCTGTGGATCAACTGCCATCATTCGATCCATAAAAGAATTCGGTCATATTTGTGCTCGCTCATGATCGAACCACGACAACTGTCTAAGCCGTGCTGTTGAGAATGACAAAGACCCCATTAGAAACGCCCACCGTTCCAACGGAATCAGTCACGGTGCAAACGGCGTCCCCTTCAAAGTCATCGCCAGAACTGACAAACGCGGTAAATGCCGTGCTTGCACCATTCGGATTGGTGATCGTGATTCCCGCGCCGCCGCTCGCGAAGCTCCACCTAAATGTAAATGGCGCTACACCGCTGGACGTAACCGTGGCAGTGGTGACGGGCGTAGTGAGTTGAGCCGGATTTAAAGTGTGAGCTGAGACATTGGCCGGAGATGCTGTAACCGAGAGTGCAGCAGGAGACGTGTTCTGCAGCGTCACCGATATCGTAATCGTATTGATCAACGTCACGCCGTCAGAAATCGTGCAAAACGCCGATGCGTTGTCGGTGCTCGCAGCTCCTACCGTTGCGGAAAATGTCGTGCTCTGGCTGATGGGGCTGTTCGCTGTGCAGCCCGTGGTGTGCCAAGCATACGTATAGGTTCCGCTGCCTTTCGCGCCAGCGCATGAGGCTGCGGCGCTCGTGACGGTACCCGATGGGCGCCCCGCCGCTGCTATTCCCGACACATTGCTGGGCTGAACCCCAACCTGAACGTTGGTCGATCCGAGAGCGGCGAAGATCGCGTTAAGGTCGGTGGGTCCATCTTTGTACCCGGTCGCTGCAGCAGCTCCGCCAGTCGATAGCGGCGCGTAGCGCGAATTTAAGTCGGAGCCAGCAACCGCATACCCGACTGCAGATGCTTGCGGCCAGCCCGGATGAAGTGGCGCAAAGATACTGTCTAGATCGGTTACTCCGACCACATAACCCGAAGGCATCAGCGCGCCTCGACCGCCGCCAAGCGAGCCTCGAGCGAGACCCTATCGCGGCGCTCCTCTTTCAACGCCTCAATCAGAACGCCCACGACGGCCATCGGATCAACGATCAGATGTCCATCATCGTCGGTATGGACGCCTTCTGGTATGGCGCTCTGTACGCCCTGCGCAATGGTGCCTGCCGCACGCACTCCGTTTTTGCGCCACGTAAAAGTCACGCCGCGCATCTTCTCTAATCGATCCAGCGGGCCGTCTATCGACTCGATGCCTTCCTTCAGGTTTTCGTCAGAGGGGGTGCCGAATGCGCTGGCAGCGATTGTGCCGCTGACTGAGAATGAAGATGGAAGCCTGGCCGCAGGCAAAGTCCCCGAAGTCAGGTTTCCGGCATTCGAGGCGAAGCTCTCTGCAGCGCTCAAAACCGTAGCATCGGCGTTCGTCGCAAAGTTCTGCGCGGCGCCCTGCGCAGCATTTGCGGCGTTTTGAGCGAAGGTCTCTGCTTGCGCCAGTTTGGCCGCGGCATCGCTAATCGTCTCGAATGTCGCAGATGCCGCTCCAGCGGTGAGGTAGTTCTTAAGAGGGCCCCACGCAGCGGGGGAAGTCGGCGGCGCGAGATTGGTGTTGCCGTTGACCAGCGACTGATACACCTGGCCGTCGCTGCCGATCGCGATGCCGCCGATCGCGTAAGTCTCTGTCGAATCCCAGTCAGGGATGCCGCGCTGGCATAAATAGCGTATGCCATTCATGCAGTAGTTCAGAACCCAATTGAAGATCTGACGAGCCGGTGGCGTCGAACTCAACGGCCACCCTGCAGATACAAACGGATTACCTGGATCAATGATGTCCGTCGTCGGGATAGCATTGTCCGCCCAGGCGTCTCGCACTGTCGGCTTGGTAATCGTACCCATCTAGTCTCCGATCAAGGCGTGTATGTGATGCTGCCGATTTCGACGCCAGCGGGCCGCGGCAGAATGTCCAGGTTGCTCAAGAGCGCTTGATCTGTAGGCGTGATCGGGCTCGAGACAGTTATTGCGAGATTCATTGTTCCGTTGTCCGCAACTGAACAATTGACTCCGAAGATGAACTGCAGCGCGTTCTCAATGGCCTCAAGAGTGCCATCCGACTGGTTACGAACAATGCGGGCCCTTAAGATCGTCAGGTAGTCCGCATCGGAAAGAACCGTGCTACCGGCAAACGATGAGCCGAACTCATAGAAAACTCCGCCTATCGATGGATTCGAAAATTCACCGAATGGAAGCGCTGCGACGTCATCCGCAAAGCCGAAGAATCCAAGAATCAGGATGTCCGATATGACGCGGGACTGCCCGATCCAAAGACCCAGAATGTCTAGCTGCGCGCCAATTGCCTGGTCCAGATCGAACGCCGGCTGAATCGCCTGAATTCCATTGTTCACGTCCGCGATGGCGCCGGTGACTACACCGACCATGGCCATGAAGTTCGGCTTTTGGTTGTGCTCGCTCGTAATCAGGTTCAGATACGGGGTAGCGCTTGAAGTAAGCCCTCCGCCGCCGTCCGCCGTGAATAGAGTCGAATCCGCAGTGACTACGGTTGAATCGCCTGTCCAACCCATTACGTCACCGTGAAGGCCACATTGCCGACCGAGGAAACCGCCATCTCATTGAACGCGAGTTGAATGTCAGAGCTCACCGCGGAACCGGAATTCTTCTTGATCGTCATCGCCGTAATGGCGAAGGTTCCGAAAAATGGCGTTCCGGGGAGTAACGCAATCGCTGGGAGACCTAAGAAACTGATATTCGATCCGCCGGGAAGCGATTGGAAATAATTGACCAGCGCGGCCGCAATCAGCTGCTCTGTACTGACTTGCCAACCTGCAAGCGCCTTAACCGTGATCGCAACACTCATGGTTGCATCAACCGGCAAGTCATATTTCAGGAGCCGCGTGGAACCGTTGGAGTCAGTGATCGTCGTCGAGATGCTTCCCATGGTCGAAATGCCTGGGGTGATCTTCTCGAAGATCGCATTGAAGATGTCCGCTTGCGCGCCCCCTTCAACAATGAAGTAGAGCGTGTTTCGCGGGATGCCATTGCCGTCCGCGGAACCGGTGTTGTTCTCGTAACCCTTGACGCGCGTGACCCCAGCCACTTGCTCGAGGCTGGCCACGATTCCTTCGAATATCGTCACTGACGGCAGAGAGACAGAAGCGGCCTGGCGAACCCGAAGCGCAGCATCCGTCTCTATTGGGACTCCAACTGTGGCTGCTGACGCATTGGTAACTGACTGCCAACCCGAGGTTGGCGTCTGGATTTTGTTGATGGTTCCGGGCGCGGCCGTGACTGCGCCCTGGGTCGCACAGGTTGCGATGACATTGATTGTTCCAGAACCTGGAATCGTCACTGAAGGCGGCAGGTTCCAAATCACCTTGTTTTGATCGATCGCTTGACCATTCGTTATGGTCGAGTTGGCCTGTCCGACAATCGTCAATGGGACAGTAGAGAAGGTCGCTATGAGTTTCTTCAGTCCATTGATCTTGACATTTGAGGCAAGCCCAGCGCCTTGAGCGGTTGCCGGGCTGAATGAGTTATAGACCGCAATCGCGCTCGCGCAAACATCTGCCAAGGCCTGGGAAATAACACCAATGAATTGGCCATCTTGTGAGTCATTGCCGAGAAATGAATCCGCGCCGAATATGGCCTCATACTGTGCGATGAAGTAAGCCTGCCACTGCGCAAAATTCCCAGCCGTGATCCCTGTCGCCGTGATCGCCGGCGCCAGTCCTGAAGAATTCGATGGCATTTTCTACCCTAGAGATTCGTGGTGAACGTCACTTGGTTTGAGCCATTCGAACCAATGAATTGGGTCGCAATGGTGACGGTGATCGTTAGCTTGCGCGTCACTCCGTTGTAGGAGCTGCTGTACGCGGTTATCCCAGTGACCCCTGGGGTTGCGAGAATTCGTTGCTTTATATGTACGTTTGGATCTCGTCCGAACTGTTTCCCGAGTATTCCTGGGCTAGTCGATGTTCCGATCCATGGCGTTCCGTCTGAGGTATCAACAAACCACTCCGATTGCCAAAGTTTCAGCCGAGTGAGAACCGCTTGCTGCACCGTCTCCGGAGAATTCACCAGGAACGGCTTTCCAACCGTGTAATCGCCATTGGCGTCGAGTTGGCGGTATCGCATCAGGTTCCCGGAGTGGGTGGAGACGGTGATCCAGTCGCAGCGGTTGGATGGTTGTGCGTCGTCAAATGCACGGCAGTTCCGCCGACGCCCGCCACAACTTGAGTTTGGCCAGTGACCGTCTTGGAGCACACGATGTTTCCCGGAACATTCATGTTTCCGTCTTTGTCGATGGTCACGCCGTTGGCATTGACCTCTCCCTGCGACGTGGTGATGTTGACATTTCCATCGCCGGCCAGGACGTCAACATCCCCATCCGTCGTCGATACTTCAATGTCGTGGGCGTCTGGATCAAGCGAGATGATCGCCGCGTTGTCATCCGAACGAAGCTGCGCAGTGGTAGCGTCGACGTCGAATTCTCGCGGCTTTGACCTGATCCCAACGTAAGCGACGCCGTCCGATAGGCTATGCATGCGCTGATCCGGCGGAGGAACTATGTCGCCAGTCGCCTCTGCTGTTCCTGGCCCTTGCTGCCACCAGGAATCGATGCACCTTGATCCGAATACAACCCAGCACTCATCGCCCGGTTTTATTGGGAAAGTGAGCGTCACCCCACCGCCGCCGGGCCATTGGATCGGAACATCAACGAGTGGAGGAAGCTGAATAGTTTCGAATTTGCCAGTGGCAGAGTTCAAAACTCTTGCGGCAATCTGCGGCTGGCAATCGAGCATCATCTTACTGATGCCAGAAGCCGCCGGGAAAGCTGTCACAACGCAAGGCAACCCTGTCCAGATTCGCGACTGCAGATCGTCCTGCGCCAAGAGAAACACTTCCGCAGGGTTAAAATATCGTTCGCGACGATCCATTTTAGTTGCTGTACCTTGGAATGCTTTGCGCGTCGATGACCGTCAGTGCGTTCAGTGCTTCGGCCGATTTAACGGTTGCGTCAACTGCAAGACATGTCATGTCTGTGTACCAATCACGCCCGCGTGTATCTCCAGTGTGGTTTGCAACCATCACGTAATAGAGACCATCTCCGTTTGTCTTGATGGCCTGCTGCAGCAGCAAGTTGTTTGTGACAGACGTGGAGTCCAGGCTGAAACGAAGTTTGTTGATATCGGTCTGATCGAGTTTGATGGTCTGGCCGATCTTGATATTCGGATTCAACAGAGTCCGAACATGTATCCCTTGCTGCGTCTGTTCAGGAACCCCGATCATTCCTGTGCTCGGGGTAATCGTGATCACATTCCCAGGAATGTACGAGGTCAACGGGATAAGGGTGAGCGCGCCGTTTTGGCAACTCCACGCGCAATCGCTGGTATTCGCAAAGGTTCTCAACTCGTCGCGCGCTTTTCCGAACATCACTTTGCCGCGAACCAAACCGTTTTGAGGAAGATTTGGCGTATACCCTTGCGTCAGGCCTTTGGCCTGCATCGCATCTACAAGCGCCTGGTAGATTCCGCCTGGCGTCGTTCCTGCTGCAAGGGTCTTGCTGATCGGAGCGAAGTTGTACGCCTCGTCGCCATCCGCCGCGGTCACATCGACGTAGGAGTCGCGCTGATCGACCCTACCTTTACGAACCTGCTTAATTGTTCCTTTGAAAAGCTGGCCAGCGTTCCCAGAATATCCGCCAACCAGTGAGACCTGGGAGAACTCATTTTGAATTCTATTGGCCGTCTGGTCCGACAGATTGAAAATGCGCAGATCCACAGAATTTGGGGTCTGGTAGTCGCCGCGCCTGATCGCGAAGGTGACGCGAAACTGAGAAAAATCTAACCCGTTGCCGCTGGCGCCTGCGATTACGACACTGAGCTGGCGTAGGTATTGCTGGCCACTCAAGGCGTTACCCAGTAGATCTGACCGTCTTCGCCAAGATTCTGAAACGTCGGCACGGCGTCAGGGTCGGAACTTGTCTGAACCCACAGCTGCCCGCCGAATTCCAAGTAGTCGTATTGCTCAAGCAAATTGACGCCGGTCACAAGCGGTATGCCCTGCAGGATCGGGTTGCTGTTCTGATCGGCAATATCGAGAACCCAGCCGCCTTGGCTCACGTTCCGATAGATCAGAGTCAGTTCATACTGAACACCGCCCAGCGTGATCGGGAATGTCTGCGGCGTTCCGACCTGCAGAGGTATCCCAAAGATGGTGCTCATTTAAAATGTGTTGAACCCGGTTGCATCGCTCGGACTTGGCGGAAGTCTCGAGATGGTCACGTTCGAGGTTTCAACCAAAGCCTGCGGGCCTACATTGGCGATATCAGCCGTACTCGCTGGGATCCCCTGATTCGCCATTGGCGGAAGTGTCGAGGACTGCGTGCTGACGATGATGATGGTCCGCAGCGTGACTGAGACCATCAGCGCTTGTGACGTCTTCGCATCTCGAGTCAGTTTAAGACCCTTGATAAGCATATTCGGGTATTGCCGAATAGTCGTCGTAACCAATAGTGGAGTACGAGATTCCTGCAGCGCCAAAAGCTGGAAGTAGATGCTGCTAACGTAGTCATTGACCGCCGCAAAGCTGCCGTCGACCAAATTCGTGGTGCCTGTCAGGGACGCTGTTATCGCGCCGATTACCGCGGCAATACTTGAGTTCGTCCACCCGCAATGCATGACGATTGATGAAGCACGCTTGAAGCTGTGATCCGTGATCGGAGCGCCGGCCTCTACGGGGTGGTCCGTTATCTCGAGGTCATCTTCCGCGATTTCCTCAACCGTAACAGGTACCGTGACGCCACCAATACTTCCCTGCGGTATGCCACCGAGAAACGCATTGACGATCTGGTCCGCAACGCTTCCGAGAGCGCTTGCGGCAACCGATATTAGTGACGCCATTTACTGCACCGGGTTCGAGAACTCTCGAACAATTGCCGCGTTTACGCGGGACTGTTCGAAGGCCACTGCGCGCGCGATTGCCGCCGCATCCTCACCGCGGCCGTCAATATGGATGTTGGTTTCCTGGCTGATCGTCGGACTTGCCCGGATGATCTCGCCGTCTGGATCCGCCGGTCGCAAGTACTGGCGAACCATAACCTCGCGCGTCTGCGCCTCGGAGTCGGCCGCCCGGGCGAGATTGATCGCTCCGCGCTCAGTTCCATTGTCGCCGCTGCTCAGGAATCGCAACTGCTCTAGCAAGTCCATCTCGGTATCGCCGGTCCCTGCGCGCATGGAATGTCCGAACATCTTTTCGAATTGCGCCTGCCGGTCTTCGTGCCACTGCGCGATTCCAAAGGCATGTCCACCGTCGCCCTCGGCGTGTGGATTCAATGCGCTTTCCGCATTCAACGAATTGATGATTCCCTCGGCCTGCTCTCGCTTCCAACCCATGTTGGTCAAAGCCAGCAGCGCATTCTCCCTGTGATGAGTGGCATCGTAGATCTTGCCCCCCATGTTCTCGCCGAACTGCGCCAGCCAGTTATTTGGGAATAGCTTGTCAAAACCCCACCCAAGGCCAACGCCAGCCGCCACAGGAAGCACCAAGCGCGCCAGCAGCTTTGCCACTATCCCAGAGGCACCGCCCGCCACGCTGGCCGTACTGAGGCCCGTAAGGCCTGCCGCAAGCTTCACGAAGGCCGCCGCAAGGCTCAGGACGCCCCCTACGATCTGTCCAGCCCCCAGAACCTTCAGGGCAAACGCGAGGCCCAGTAGCTTCGTGCTCCAGCCGCCAGTCGCGTCGTCCAGGTCTTTGAACTTCTGGAATACCCATTCCAAGACTGGCTTCAGTTGCTCGGACCTGATGCGGATCTCGGTCAATACTTCAGAAATGAACTTCGCGATCTGCGGGCCGTGCTGCTCGAGCCACTTCAACAGCTTGTTGAACCAGTCGATGAATTCGCCAAGGATATCCGCCACTTGCTTGGCAAGCCCCGGCCCGTTCGTCTTCATGTACTCGGTCAGCGTTTCGAGGCTGACCTTGAACTTGCTTTGCAGCGCCTCGTAGATCTGGGTGCCAAAGACTACTACCTGGTCCCCCAGCTTGCGCAGGTTGACCATAAACGCATGGGCATCGTCTGCGGCCTTGCCGAATCCCGCTTTCTTGAGCTCGTCATAAATAGAACGGAAGTTCTTCTCAAAGTCACCGTTTTGTAGCGCTCTGATCGTGTCTTCCGACAATCCAATGAGGTTGCCGCGCTGCTGAGCCTGCCATTGCGGCATGGCCTGCATAGCCCGGCCGATGTCCAGGAGGACGTCGACCATATCGCGCTTTTTGCCGCTCGCGTCTATGACCTTGACTCCGAACCATGATGCAAGCGCGCCTTCACCGCCCGGATTCATTCTCAAGAACCTGGCCAGCCCTTGAACCGATTCCTGCGCCTCGCCGGCGCTTACGCCGAAGTCTCGAGCGGCCCGATCGAATACACGCAAGTTCGTAGCGGAAGATCCGGTCTTCAGCGTCGCGAAGTACAGTGTTTCGAGATTCGATGCGAAGCGAGACACACCGATAGCAACGCCGACCGCGGTACTCTCAATCGCGGCCGCCAATCCAAAGACAACTTTGGTTGCCTGGGTGATGCCATTTTCGAATTTCTTGAGCGCAGCTTCGTCTGACTTGAATCCGAGAGCTACCAAGAATTCCTTTATGACACTACTTTCCACTGGTGCGATCCGCCTCTATTTTTGCGGCCTTGGCCACATTGTCCGCATGACAAGCCAGGTCGTCGTTCATCAAGGCGATGTCAGCCAGGTCGAGTGTTCCGTCCTTCAAGGATTCGTATAGGCACATCTTTGCTCGAACTGGCGCCAGCAGCCAGTTCTCGCCACCCGGCAACTCGTACCAAGCTATGCCGTCTCCGGCTCGTTCAACTGGTCGGTAAGGAAGCCGCGAATAAAAGGGCCCAGGCTGTCCATGATGACGCGCACGATCAGCCTGATCATCATCGCCATGTCCATGAAGTCTTGGAACATCGGAGCCTTGGCGCTAACGCTCCAGACAGGAGCCCAATCCTTTTCCGTGCTCTTGAATTGAACAGCGGAAAGGGCTGTGCTGAATACGTACTCGGCATCCGCATCTTTCATCCCAGCAAGTCCGTCAGCGAATGGCTGCGCCAATTCAGCTATGGACCCCATGTCTTCAATGACGACGTTCTTGCGTTTTTCCTTATCCGCAGCCGCGGCCAGCGATCGGCTGACTCTCAGAAACACTGGAATCAGTGGCGGTATCAATGGCGCAATCTTGCGCTGAAGATGGAATTGCTGAATCGCCGAAAGCTTGCTTATGCGAAATGATTTTCCGTCGATTTCAAATTCAGTCATGAATTAAAAGGTCCCCAGGACGCTGCCGATGTTGATGGAATCAAACTCCCATACCAGGAGTCCGCCTTCTTCGGCATACACGATTTCCGGGACTTTCTTGAATGAGCATTGGCTGCTCGTGGAGATGTCGCCACTCACCAATTGGCGAATGACAATCGTGTTCTGTCCCCACAAAGAACTGCTGAGTTGCTGGGCATCCAGCATTTGCATAAGAACTGCATTTGCGGGAGCGATCTTCAGAAGTCTTACCGTGATGAGTCCCGACCTGTCAGCGTTTAGGCTGTTCATGCCGGAGCCATCTGCGCCGATGGTCAGCTTATTGCGGTCGGAATTGCGCGCAATTGTGATGCCTTCTTTTGCGACCGCTGCCCCGTAGCCAAGATCTACGTTGCCGGTAGGACCCGCAAGGGAGGCCGCCACATCCACAAAGGAATATGTGTTGCTCAAGTCAGATTCTCCTGGCGGATTAACTGTTGAAATTCATGAGGACGTCGGCGGAATGGAATGCGCCGGCGAGCTTGATTGCAGCCTGTAAAGTGGGAGACTTGCGCGCGGCGCGATCCGCCTGACTCTGAGTTGCAATTGCTGGAGCGAAGACGTAATAGCCCTTCGCCAATGTCTGTCCGGACTGAAGCGCACCAACTGTTCCACCGTTCCATACGCCGGGGGCCACAAATCCATTGGTCACAGACTGGTCGAGGGCCCCGCTGACGACAGTTACTTCCTTGTTCACACCGCCGTCCGTCTGCGGAACCTTTCCGGTAGTCAGGAAAAGATTGAAAAGCGCCGTTTGAACGTCGTTCTGGAGAAAATCGGCGCCGTGGATCACGTCAAAGAACGTGCCATCCGACATCACGCCTTCCTGGAGGATCGCGGTGGCATTGTTGTAATTGACGAAGACGTTGCAGTTCTTCGCCTTGAGCGCCGCCGCTTGAGTCTCCGTGATGGTTTCTGCGGTGACTTCGCCTTCCTGCTTGAACTTCAGGGTAATGGTGGTATTGCTTCCCTCGAAATCCACCGTGAATGCAATGCCGAACATTGCCGCGCACGCATAAGGATCGCTGCTCGAGTACTGAACGAAGGTTCGGTTGAGCTTGGCCGCCTTCAACAAGAAGGCTATATCCGTGGTGCTCGAAGCGCTCAATACACCAGCCTCCTGAGTCGTCACGCCGAAGATGTGCGACGGAGTGAGGGCCTGGATGAACCCGCCAACGGCCAGGTAATCGGAATCCGATGGCGCCACAGAAGAGCCATACATCAGTCCGTACCACGCATTGGTGATGCTCGCGAGATCAGTTGCCGCGGCAAGCGCGGTCTCTGCATTGATTCCAGCGACCGTATAGCCGCCTGCAGTTGCTGTAAGGCCAAGCAAGCCAGAAATGTCCGTGCCGCTGCCAGGCGCCGTCGCAAAGCTGACCGTGGAACTGGGGCCTGTAGATGCGCTCTTGACGAAGAACAGGTCGTTGTTCGCATCCCATTGAACCGTCGCAACGCCAGCGAATGCCGCCTGCACCGCTGCTGCAACGCCATTCAGGTTCGTGACTGCCGACAGGTTGATGCCAGTCAGGGCGTGAGGCGTTCCGTCGACCGTGACAGTCATGCCTCCGGAAACAACCGTGGTGAAGTTCGCAATGGCTTGCTGGGACGCACCCAAGATGGCGCCGGCCAGCGTGCCGTGCGTCGCCGTGCGAGCCCAGCGCCCAATGAATAGTTGCTGCGGCTGCGGGGTCTGGCCAAAGAAATCTTGAGCCGCCTGAAACTCCGGAGACGAGCCACCGAAATCCCCGCCCACATCATCAAGGGAGACGTAGGATCGAAATCTCTGATTGACATCGATGACGTCTGAGTCGCCGAGAATCAGGAGGCTGCCGAAGCTTCTGAGCGCCGCGGCGTTCGGCGTGAGAGACACCTGCACCGTGACGACATCGGCAACTGAAAGGCCAAGATTGCTCATAAATTTACTGCTCCGCCCCAGGGGGCACGATGAATGTGCGGTCCACTACCGTGTCGTCGAACAGATGAACGTCTGCTGACACGATGTTTTTGATTGCGTAGGTACGATCGATCTTTCGGCGGAACGTGATGCCGATGTCCTGCCGCCGATTCCATTGCTGGTTCACGAATTCCGGCAGGTTGCGGATCGCTCCGCATGCCACATACCGGATCGAGTACTGCAGAAGAGATTCCGTGTTCTGCGGAACGGCTACTCCATCGCGCAGCATTGCGGCATAGGTCTTGGATAGCGGCCCGTAGAACGAGGCGAGCACGTCAAGGGTTTCACTTCTTGAGTAAGGCCCTGAATCCGTGGCCGGGTCGTAGGTGATGTATGGACCATCATCTGGAGTCGAATGAATGACTCCGATGGCGCACCAATTCACCGAAGGCTCTGGACGCGTTGGAACTTGTGGTTGCCATCGCGGCCGCACAAGGCTCCCATCCAGACCTGTGATCGTGGTGATCAACAGCGCGAATACATCGTCCAGCGCATCATCATCCAATGGGAACGGAGGAACCGACGAGAGAACCCCGCCAGTCGCCGACGTATTTCCCATTGGATCAATCCTTCAGTGGTCTCAGCGGCAGCAGTTCGCAGACGGCTTCAACGAAGCCGGCGCCATAGGTTGAATAGTTGTCGACGTCCGACACCGTGTAGGTTCGTCCGTCTCGTTCGACGGTATCCGCGGTGCGCCCAGTCTTTCCGTCCTGGAGCCTGAATCGCGTGATGATCAGGATGCTTCCCGAGATGTACTCGCCTTCGGCCTTTCGCTTCAGTTGACTGCCGCTGAGTTGCGTCACAACCCCGGCAAAGCGCGTGGCGACCGCCGTATTCACAGCGCGCCCATTCTGCCCAACCACCTGAGTAGTTCGGTTGCAGATCAGCCCAAGCTGTACAAAGTCGATATCGTCCAAAATGTCGCTGACATCGAGCTCGGGCATTTACTTCTTTCTCACAACGCTGGTGATCGAATTACGGAGTTGCCCAGAATTGATTAATGCCACTATCCCGGCCGCGCTTTGCGCGTCTCCGGGAGACATTCCAGAGTCCAGCAGTTCGAAATATTTAATCTCGCTCTTGCGCATGGATTTCGTTTTTCGCTGGCCTGGACGATGCGCAATAGTCGACGGGGACAAAGGCGGCGGAATGTTCGAGTTGATCTCGCCGCGCGCTTCGTTCGCGCCGATGATGCCGGCCGCCGCCAGTCGCCGCGCAGCCTCTTCGGTGTTCCCGTTGAGCGCCGCATCCGCCGCCTTTCGAAGTTGCGTAAGTGCTGGTTTTTCAGCCTTTTTAACGCCTGGGATCAACCAGGGACGCGCCGGGATGTTCTGCAGCGGGCTCCCGAATTCGTGAACCGCGCCGATCATGGCGTTGTTGGCGGTGTCATCGCCTTCGCGCTTGTTCTTGTCTTCAGGGATCCCGATCAGGACTTGCTGGCCGACAAGCTCCGTAATGCCAGCGAACACCTTGGACACATTGTCCTTGGTGATCGTGACTCGGGGTGGCATCGGCTATTGCTGAGTGGAGAACCCGAAATCAGCATTTGGACCGATGAACCCGCCAGCACCGACTTGGACGCCGCCAGCGCCGATCATGCGGGAGAGTTGCAGGAACCTGATCCCATAGACCGTCATGTTCCAGAAAGCGCCGTCCGTCATTGCGACTGAATCGACATCATACCCAGCAGAAACCTTGTCGACCGACTTCGAAGTCAGCATGCCGACAGGAGCGCCGGGTATGCCGCCGGCGGCCGCTGTCTTCTTCGCGCGCGCCGACAACACCAAAAAATGCGCTACGAATAGCGCAGTTCCCGCATCCAGCAGATCATCCCAGCGGGAGACGTTCAGCAACTTCCCCGCAATTCCAATGTTGAAATTGATGTCGTGATCACTGTAGATGTTCGGATCCTTGAACTCGTTGTGATCCTCACGAAACGATTCCGGGGTGACTGCCATGGCGGCCTACTTTGTTCTGAGACCCAGCGTCGCCCGCACGTTGGCCGCCGCATCGCCAGTCTGCGGACCTACCCTCTTTTCCAACTCAGCAGCCCGAGCCACTTCCGCGTCAGCAGCGGCCTTTTCCTGGGCGGCCTTATCCAGCGCTTCCTGGTCAGTCTGCAGTTCGCTCAACGGCGTATGCAGAGCGGGATCGTTGGGGTCGATGTCCTTGCCCAACTTCGCGCCCGTGCCGGCGCCATTGTTGGTGGCAACTTGACCGATCGGTAGATTCAATTCATCCGTCGCAGCAGCAGTCTTTTGTCCGTTGGTGTTCGCCGCCTCGAGCCGCTTGACGGATGCCTCTGCCGCTGCCTTGGCTTTGGCAGCAGCTTTTGCCGCGGCATCCGCCGCCGCCGCGGCGCGCGCCGTGCGCTCCGCACGCGCCTTCGGCGTTTCGATATGGCCATCCGCGAAGCTCTCAGCAATCCACGGATGGTTCGCAACTTCATCGCTGACTTCGTGCTCGCCGACCGAGAACTTGTGTTCTCTGGCCATTTTCCCATTTGTGCCAGGGAGGGAGAAAACGAAGGGTTTCAATACATTGATTGATGGCATAACCGGAAGTCCTGTTTGAAAGGGTTGAACAAGATCGACACAGGACTTCCGGGTGTCCAGAGGGGTGAGATTACCCCAAATTGCTGCGGCGGGCTGCGGTATCCGAGTACACCAACTCGATGCCGCCGAGGCGACCGAAATAAGTTGTGATCTGTCGAATACCGCGATATTCGACAGGCGTGCGCTGGAGGGGAACCAGGGGCAGACGAATCCGCATCGGGTCCTTCACATACGCGAACATGCTGTCGGTCGCCGATGGGCCCTTGCCGCCGTTGTTCGTTCCCAACAGCCACTTGCAAGGCAGGATGCGCAGCGGGGTCGTGGTCAAACCAACGGCCGCGTTGTTTTCCTCAATGAACTTGAGGACGCTGATGTTGCCCGCCGTGCTGATCAAGGTGGAGCGCAGCAGCGTGTACTCCGGGGGAGAGATCAGGATGCGGTCTGCCATCACTGCGTAACCCGCCGTGGTCCACTGGCTGGTGAGCATCGAATTGACGTCCTGCAGAATGTTCGCAGGGGTCTGGTTCGCCCAGTTGCCGTTCACCGCGTTGCCGGTGTTGGACAGCGCCGTGTGGTTGAACATGCCGTTCATGCCCAGCGCCGCGTCGCCCATGTAGGTCTCTTCGTCGACGTCCATCTGATACTTCAACTGCATGAACTCGAATTTCTGCGAGTCGACGGGCCGGCCCAGCTTCTCGGCACTCTGCAGTTCCGGCAGCGTCCAGGAGACTTCCATCGCCCAGATCGGCAAGGGCTGAATGGTCTTGCCGATATCGAGGCCGATACCCGCAATCGCCGTTCCGTCCTTGGATGCCCAGGACTTGTTCGACCCACCCATACCCTGCGCGGCCGCAAAGGTTGAGTTGGTGAAGCTGGACTCTTCGTCCGCCATTGAGACGTCCTGGCGCATATCGATATCGCGGGTCCAGGTGACCGACACCAGCGGCTTGTGCAAGCGCTGGTCCAATCGCTCGAGCTCTCCAACCAGGAAGACACCCGCGGAATCGATGGTGGCCTGGTCGAAAGTCATCATGGCATCGCGCGTCGAAAGCCGCTCGCGATGCGTCAGCCGGGTATCAATGCCCTCGACTTTGTTAAAGCCGCGCGCAGCGCGCATAAGGTTTTTCGACACTTTCATAAAATATAATCTCCAAAAAAAAGGCGCCCGAAGGCGCCATGGATTTCCCTGTGATTGAAGTAAGGCCTAAATATTAAATCTGACCTCTGCGAGTCCATTGGCGTCGGTGTTGCCCGTGAAAAACGCGCCAGAACCGTAGGAGTTCGCGGAAGTGATCGCGACGTTGTTGCTGGCGATTGAAGCGCCACCAAGGCCGCCGATCACCAGGTTGCCGGACGCCGCATAGCGCGCGAACACCGCGCTATTCGATGCGACTGAGCCAGCGCCTTCCTGGACGAACACGCCGATGTATCCGCTCACCAAGATGCTCAACTGAGCGTTCTGCGCGGCCAGCGCGGGCACTCCGGTACCCAGCGGATCAGACGCGTTGGCGCCGGTCGTCGGGAAGGGACGGACCAGGAATCCGTAGATTTGATCTCCGGCCGCGGACAGCGGGACGATGAGGCCGTTGACCATTTTGACTGCGATGCCATAGGCGCCCAGTGGCGAAGCGCCGAGCGCCTGCGATTCGACCCTATCGTTGCCGGCGTTGCGCGTCAGATCGCCAGCGATGGCAAACGGCGCGCGGAAAGTGATTGACTGACCCATGATTTTCCTTCCTTAAAAGTGAGTGATTTTCCGAGCGATTGCCTTAGATGCGCCCAGCCCAAAAGTCGTCGTTGGCCTTCTGGACGTCCGCCACCGAAATTGGCTTACTGAAATCGCCGGTGCGGCCTTTGTGCGTCGGCGTCTTGTTGCTGTTGTTGGCCTTGCGCATCAGTTCCGCAGCGCCGGCAAACGCCGCCGCAAGCGAAACAGTGTCTGTGGTCAATGCCTTCAAGTCCTTGCCATTCAGGAATGGCGTGACGCATTCCTTGCCGACTTCTGTGGCGTAGGCCGTATCGAGCGCACGCGCCATCAGGCTTTCGATGGTGCCCTTGGTCTTGACTGCATCGCCGGTCGGGATGGAAATCCCGGGAGCCAGAATCTCAGCGCGTGAGAACACAGTCGTCAGCGCATCGCCCGTGTACAGGCGGCCAAGGTCCGGAGCGGCCGTGGTTTCTGCCGACAGGATCGCATCCTTGGCGGCCTTGTCTTCGGCCTCCTTCTTCTTGCGATCCTCTTCCTCTTTTTCCTTGGCAGCATCCTTGGCCTTGCACGATTGCATCCAGTCGTAGACGTCCTTCATTTGCTTCTTGGTCTCAGCGTCCATCGTTTCCTCCGGGTCTTCATCGCCAACTTCCGCCGCAATGACCTTCAGCGCAGCCTCATCCTTGGTCTGGAATGCGGTGAACATCCGCGCAATCTGGTCCACGAATTTCACTTTCTTGGTAGCCATAAGAAACTTTTCCTCTTGGGTGATATTGAGACGATCATCGTCTTTGATGGCGCATCGCGGACCAGCGCGGCCACGATCAACTAAAGCAACATGATTGCCGACGATATCCACTTGGGTAGCGTGGCCGGGTTCTGTCTGAACGTAGTGCGAGTCGTAGCCGCACGAAACTTGCGGAAGATGGTTGTTGACGTATGCGATTCCCATCGGATCTTTGATGAGAAGATCCGCGAGCAACAAATCGTCTTCGATCCCCTCACCGCGGCGCACGTTATGCACCGTGCCGATTTCAATTTCGCTGTAGGTTTCTGGGCTGACAAATTCTTCAGGGTGATTGACCGTGACCGACTTCCCGTTGAAGCTGGCCATGGTCTCTGGCCGGAAGACTTCCTCAGGCAATCGTTCAACGATGACCCTGCCGTCTTTGTCGCCATCGAGCGCTTTATCCGAGCCGCTGGCCTTGATTTCAGAGACGTGGTAGCTCTGCTTTCCGGTGCGGGCAATGGCAACCCCAGCACACAGCAAATACCCTTCTGGAGTGACACTTCTGGTCCTACCGATCTCTCCAGGCGCAAAGAAGCTTTCCCTGTCGCGCACGTTCATCCGGTCGCGCGTTTGCATGCGCGACCCTCTGTCTTGCGCCATTGGAATTACCCTCGTACTTGAAGCAGCGCGTAGCGCGCGAGAATCTTGTCTGGATTGGTCGTCGGACAAGTCACGACAAAGTAGTAGTCGTTGTCGATTATGGCTTTGCTGCAGTCCACAGGCTGCATTGCCATCGTCAATCCAGTGTCGAACGATGGGACGCCATTGAGAATATTGGCCGGATTCGGATCGCTACCCGCTGTCACAGAGACCGAGACATGAATTATCCCGGTCAATTGCTCGCCGTTCTGAAGATCCTTGGTGAAGTCGAACGTCAACACGCGGGCTTCGGTGGGGCCCAACTCAGGAAACTTGAACGTCTCGAAGATGCGGGTTTCCGAGTCGATGAACATAGGATCCTGATCGTATAGACCAACGACAGATCGATTCGAGACCACCGCCGGCGGATCGCCAGATGCGAGTCCGAGCGCGCCAGAGTTGGTCGCGAGCGTGATTGGCACAAACAATGATGGCCGCTGGCCAACCAGGGAGAGAGCGCCTGATCCAATCGACAATGGCGATATGACCTTGATGCCCTGGCCAGCGATACTCAGCGCGCCGGTATTAGGCGTGCTGAATGTGTTGATCGATGAGCTTAGCGCCTGTCCTGCAATGCCTATCGCTCCAGTGTTCGGCGATAGACGAACAGGAATGATCGCTTGAGGAGAAATTCCCAGCATCACCAGCGCGCCAGAATTTGGCGTGACAGTCTGATTGCTCGGAATGATGATGCCGGGCGACTGCCCAGCTACAGACAGCGTCCCAGTCGATGGCTTTATGGTCTGCGGCGTCAGCAGCGTCGGCGCCTGGCCGACAAGACTCAATGGCAGTGTCTGTGGCTTGAGGCCCGTAGCGACAAGAGCAGCAGCTTGATTGCCGGATAGCGCCAGAGAACCGCTGTTCGGCGTGATCGTGTGAAGACCACCAAGAGACACCTGCTGTCCGGCAAGTGCCAGCGCGCCGGCCGCGGGCACGATGACTGTCCCGAACGACAGCGCCGGCGAATCCCCGGCCAATACCAGGCTGCCTGAACTGGCCGGCAGCGTAGTGGATAGCGATAGAACCGGCGCTTGCCCAGCTAGTGATAGAGACCCAGGGAACGGCGTTATCTTGCCGAGGACACCAATACCAGGGACTTGTCCATTGAGCGTCAGCGAGCCAGCGAGAGGCGCTGCAACCGTCCCAAGGCGAAGCGATGGCGCAGATCCTACCAGCGCCAATGCGCCGCTCGAGGGCGCCTGTAGACCGAGAATCTGTCCCGGCGTCTGCCCGGCGATCGATAGCGAGCCAGTTCCAATCTGGATGGATTTGGAAGTGACTGTCGTCAGGATCAGCGCGCCGGTATGCGGCGTGATCGCCGAATTCGTACCGGAGATCCCTACTATCTGTCCAGCCAGTGTCAGGTTCCCGGTACTTGGAACAATGTTCGATGGCTGAACTGCCGTAGTGAGAACCAGCGAACCAGTGCTCGGAGTGATCTTCGTCGCCACGAAATTTATGAGCGGCGCCGATCCAACCAGCGCAAGAGCCCCAGTTGCAGCAACCGCGATTGCCGCCAAGGAAAGACTTAACTTCCCCGTGTTCGGCGTGATCGTCGTGTTAGCCATGGGCTAAATCGCGCTTCCATCCCGGCAAGAAGATCGAGCGCACTGCTTCTCGGCACTTATCGCGAATCTTCGCGGTGCCTGGAGTCAGACGTGTTCCCTGGATTCTTTGTGGCGCTTGGCCAGCCAGAATCAACGCGCCAGCGTTAGGAGCGCCGGTTGAGGCTTGGAACGCCACTGCGCTCGCCGCCCATTGACTGATAGCGACGGTCCATGAAAATGCACCGCTACCAGATCCCGGCAAAGAGTCGCCAGCGGAGATGACCGATCCTCGAGAGATTTGCGTCCACAACGAAGTCTGGCTGCCACCGGAAGCAATCGTGGTGGCGCTCAGATCGCCGCTAATTCCCATGTATAGATCGTTTTCTCCAGCACCTGTCGCAGTCACGGCGGGAGTTATGGAGTTGCCAGTGGCAGTCGCCGCGATACCAACGGGGCTTGATTGATTGACTCCAATCAATGGAATCGCCGCTAGACCAAGCGCGCCTTCGAGCGTACTTCCATACGTAACGGAAAGAACCAAGGAGGAACCAGTCGGTGGAGAAAGCAAATACCAGATAGAAGATCCCATGGTGTTGCCACCGGGATTCGCCACAAAACTCCCTGGGACCATCGTTAGCGCGACACCGTTGTAGGTGACGGCAGTAGGCGCCGTCGCGACAGCACCACCAGTTGGGAAACTAACTTCCTCGAATGCCAGGCAATCAGTTCCAGCAGGAAGCGTGACATTGAACGTGACTGGCGTTCCGGCCGTCAGGTTTGATCCTATCGTAGCAGTCGTAATGACAGAGGCAGGAACACCGTTAACTGCGACTGCGGGCATTAGTGGTGCACCGCGCCGAAGTCCCAGGTTGGCGACCACTGAATACCGAGCGCATCATTGACTACGGGCACGCTTGTGCCTCCTGTAAAATTGGCAGTTGGCTTGAAGTCAGAAATGAGGCTGAATGTTCCGCTACCGTTAGTCATGGAGGGATTATTCGTATTGCTGCCGTTCGCCGTGTTGTTGCTGACTGCGTTTCCTGTGCCGTTGTCGGTGATTGTGTTGTGACCGCCGCCTACGGCGAAGAACAGATTGTTCTTTGAAAAACTATTGATGCCCGGGGCTGAGAAGTTATTGCCATCGAAGCCGCCGCAGTACTGACCGCTTTGGTTAGTGAGGAAATAACAGGTGTTGTTGTATAGCTCAACGAATTGAGGAACAGGCTCAACGCCGCGCTGAGCAATTTGAATACCCGCAAACGGTGCATTCGGATGACTAGACGGGACGAAAAATATATTATCTCTAACCGTTGAATTTACCGCAGCAACTAGCAGATCCCGCCCATCGGCAGGCCCAGTCGTCGAGGTAAAAAAGTTACGCTCTACTACGGCGAGACGCATCCGTTCATCAGCACCTGCATTTTGAGGCAGGAACTCCACGAGATTTGATCCTGAGTTGCCCGTAAACAGATTGTCAGATATTTCAATAAGTTCGGTGAAGACTCCCACCCAACATGACGTTGTCGCGAAGATGCCGCCTCTGTGTATGCCATTGCCATCGATATTAGTACCAACGACGCACGGTGGGCGGCATCCTGTTGTCGGTGGCTGTGCCTGCGTACTGCAACTGTCGTTGGTATTTCCTTCATGGAACTTCAAGACTGCGCCGACGCCATTTGCATTCTGAATGGTGTTGTTCGCTATCACACACAAGCGGCACGATGATATACGCACCGTTTCAATTCCGTTGTTGTTACCGGGCGTAGGGCCAACGCCATTGATAAAACTACCCATTAACGCGGCATAGTCGAGGTTGTTAAAGACGTTTCCGGAGTAAGGAGGGTTGTTCTCGCCGTAATTCATAAAGGTGCCGATAGCGGTCGTATTAGCCTGCACCAGGCCTACCAGACCCCATTGCGCACCGAACGAATATTTGTATGATTCGTTGTTCCCATTAGATAGCAGGTTGTACAGCGTCATCTGGTATGTGACGACACCGCCAAATGTTTGTATGGCGTAGCTGCTGCCGCTGCCCTCGAAATCAAGATCAGCGATTCGCCCATCCCCGCCACCGGTCGGAGTGAATTGCCCCGTCGAGCCGGAATCGCGAATGATCGGTCTGCCGCTTTGCGTGTTCTCACACCCGCCGTAGGCACCGACACTCCACTTGGTGCCGCTTAAGGTGGCGTTATCACCAGTGAAGGTATCGCCGCATTTGAACAGCACGCGCTTGTTTGAGAGCGAGCTAGTGAGCGCCGTGTTGAAGTTCGATGTATTGAGTGCCCCTGCGCCAGCGGGGCAACCACCGCTGCCGGCGACAGGCGTACCGGAGGATGAGATGCAGGTCGTCGCCGTTCCTGGAAATCCGTTGGAGCCATTCGGATCGAAGGCCGTCGCGCCTACACCACAGACCGCTGTATTCGTGCCATCGGTTGCGGTGACGGTCGCCGTGTACTTGGCGTCTCTACCCTGAGTCAGGTACAGATGCGCGGCAATCGCTCCTGTCGCCACATTTCTTTTGTTTCCGTTCGGATTCGAACCATTTGCCCAGGTTGATGTGCCAGAAAGAAGCGTATCGCCAAACTTCCAGGTGTAGGTCACGTCCTGGAATGGATTGTTCGCGCCGGCCAACGTGGCGCTATCAGTCGATGCCGTCGCATCGAAAAATATAAGGCATGGCGATATGCAAGATGATCGTGGACTTGTGACTCTCAACGTCAACGTCCCCACTGTAACCTGACAAGCAGGGTTCACAACGATTGCGTGTGCCTGGATTGCGGCGAAGAGAACGCATATGGCCAGCATTCGAAACATAGAAATCCTCAAAAATTCAACGTACCGGTTGCGCCCAATGAATCCGTGACGCCTATCGATATCGGATCGGATTCAGGCGTGGTTGGCGTGCCGGATCCGATGCCGGTGCTCGGATCAATGGAAAACCAAGCTGCTCCAGAATTCTTCACCCAAACCCAAGGCCCGGTCCCGGTTGAAGTAAATGGGACTTCAAATGGCACACCAACTGCAGGCTGCGGAACGTCCGCGGCCGCCGGAGTGATCACCAAAGTACCTTGCGTACCACCAGAAGCAGAGACGGTTGGCGAAATCCCAGCCAATGCCAGAGCGCCAGAGAGCGGCTGTATGCCGCTATTTATTGGAACTGGCGGCGTGTAACTAATGCTCCACGCCACCAGAGTTCTCCTTTGTCGAAAGTCCTCGGACCCTACCGATTAGGTGAGGGTGAAGATTCCCGTGGCCGCGGGCGTTATCGTCAGCGTGTTCGGGCTCGCGATGGTGAACGCGGCAGACGACAACGTGCAGAAGCACAGCAACTTGCCGGCGCCTGCGCCAGTCGAATTGCGAATGACCGCGTACTTGATGTTGTTCAGCGCAGAACCAGACGCGGTGTACACCAGACCAATGCTCGAGTACGTGAACTTGTACTGCTTCGCCGAAGCACCGACAGTCCACTGGCCCGTGGCCGGGACGATGTTGCGACCGCCTGTGACGTAGCCGCCGCGCGCCGAGATCTCACCGGTGAGCGATGCAAACGTCGAGATTGCCAGCGCTGCAAGCGCGGCTGATGCAGATGCGCGATGCAGGGACATCTTGAACACGCCGGCGCCGAAGGTGATGCCGCCATTGCCGATAGACTTCTTCGCCTTAGAAAACGCTTTCCATGTGCCCGCTGCCATAAATTTATCCTCGTTTGGTCAGTTGATGAAAACAGCCGGCGAGCGCGTGCCAGCGGTAAATAGATGAAAAATACTTTAAATAAGGGAGAACTCGGCTTCGTCAGCCAGACCGGCGCCGGTGTCTACGATGTGCTTGAGCAAACCGTCTCCGTGAATCTCAAGGTCGATCTCTTCGCCAAGGAACTTGACGAGATCGCAAAACTCTCGCGCCTGAGAAAGCATCCAAGTCGTTACATGGAATACGCGGCCGCCGACAATCGTGTCGAACGTTGGCTGATTATCATTCTCAGGCTGTGGGTATGAATGGTGGTCAGTCTGGACGCACGAATCGCAGCCGAATAAATGAAAGCGCTTGTAGCCGAGCATCCGCATGAGCGGGATCGCGCGCAACAGCACCGTTGAGCCGCCTGGAACAATCCACCAGCGCTCCAACTTCGCCTGCAGCAAGTCTTTGATCATGTCAGTACTGGTGTGCCACATGAAAGTGCGATCTTTTGGCATCCCCTCGAATACCGAAGGGTCGCACTGGCTCGAAAGAAGGTACTTGCAGCCATCGACAATCGGCTTCACAAAGCGCGCATTGAATGGCCTGGCATCGACAATGATCTGAGCCGAAGGCTCCAAACCATTCTCAACAGCCCAATTGTATGCACCGTTCAAGGTGATCAGCTTCACTCCCTCGGCGCGTAGCTGCTTGATCGTCTCGAGTTCGGCCTTCATCGAAGGACCGCCGCCAAGGATCATCGCGTCCAGGCTGTTGGTCTCGTGCGGGCTGATCTGCAACCAGCCGCCATTGAGGTTCTCTTCAACGTTCTTGCGGACCTGTTCGTCCTCGACGTTGAGAATTCCGAGCGCTACAACGTCATCGGACTTTTGCCATGCAGTCACGTAGAAGCAGCAATGCGTGCCATAGTCTTTCGACCAGTGGATTGCCGCGTCGAATTCCTGCAGCTTCTTCAGCCACCACTCATAGGGATGAACGGAGAGATGCAGCGGATGCCCGATAAGAGCCCCGCATACGTCATCCTCGCAGGCGATCTGGAAGAACACATGCTGAGCACCCAGCAGAATGTTCGCGATGACTCCGTTGACCTGGCACTTCGGAATGTGCTCCATGACGTCGCAGCAGTACCCATATTCGGTCGTGTACGGCGATGGCTGGGTCAGGTCGTGAACCGTGAAGTCGATCTGCTCAGGGTTCGCCTCGACCATTGCCTTGACACCGGGGTCCAGGCAATTCTCCGCGAAGTCCAGCATTCGCACGCGAAGACCGCCAACCGCCGCCAGAATCATCGCGCCGCGGCCCGTGCCGGCGCCGAAGTCGGTAACCGTGGATCCTGGCTTTGGACGCGCTTCCTGCAGAAACAGGGGTGCGACATGCTGGCCCGGCGCAACCGCCCGGTACTGGGGGAAGTCCCACATTTTCGTGTACTTCGTTTTCTCGTCCATGACGATGACGCCAGGGGCTTGTCCGATAAGCCCGGCCGCCGCATTACTCATTCGATGGGATGCCTTGGAGGTTTGGTTATGCCGCGCGAGCGCGGTCAGCATCCATGTCGAAGATATCGTCGTTCGCTGGGCCGAATGGCGTCCACGTGCTGCCGATATAGTCGATCAAGCAATAGAGGCCTATGAAGGCGCCTGCGCGATTCGCCGAATCCAGAATCTCAATCGTTCGAGCCGAGTCCGATGTCATGACGAAATTTGGCGTCACAGAAACCATTGAACTCGCCGGAACCGGCGTCGATGAGTTGGCTCCAGTGATCGTCGCAAGCACGGTTGGCGTGCTTTCCATGGTCTGTATCGAATAGTTGTACGATCCGCCAGCCCCAGACCCCGTTGGATTCCAGTATCGAATGCGCGTGATCATCGCATTGAGAGGGAGGCGGAACTGGACATTGCCGCCGCTGAATGGCCAGTCACTATTCGCACTGACGCACGATGTGATCTTCGAGTCTGTCTGGCCACCAGAGCTAAGATTCCAGTTCAGGTCGGTGTCAACTACTTCGTGGTATCCGGTCGTGCTGGAACTTAAGTTGTTGCGAGACTTCGTGAACCGGATCCGTGGCAATCCGCCAGAGTTGCCGCTGCTCGTAAGAGTGATGAAATTGGCGGCAGTCGGGGTCTCCAGCAGCGTTACGTTCTCGTACAGAACATCATTCTGCCTCGTGAAGTTGCTCACGCCATTGGCGTAGTTATGCACACCAGCCAGTTGCGAATTACGGTACTCGATGATCGGGCCGTTGTTGTTGATGATCTCGTAGAAAGCGTATGCATTCGTCGACGGCCACCGGCCGGCCTGTGAGCTCTCGTCCAGGTTGTTGAAAATGACGTTGCCATTCGTCCATTGCGAGTGAATCGTCCGTGAATTTGTGCTGGCGTGCTCTATGCGCAAACCGTCAACCTCGAAATTCATCACACCGGCGCTGTGCGGTCCATTTTGAGTTGCCAATAGATTGAACAAGTAAGATACAGAGGCTGGAGCATGGTTGGATGCATCCGAATCGCGGATCTTGATGCTGCCGCCGTAGCTCATGTTGATCCACTGGCCTGGAGACGTGCCGGTCCAAAACTTGCACTTGCTGAACCAGAAGTTCAGGAACTGGTCGTTTCCAGTTTGGAATGCCGGTGTTCCATTGGTCGCAAAGACAACAGCAGACCCGCCGCGGGTCGTTGACACCTGGAATGACGAGGGCGTGGCGCTGACAACGAAGTACTGAGTATTGCCGAACAGAGGTACCACCGAGTTGCTGAAGAACCCGGTGTCTCCAACCTGGACCTGACTAGCCGTATTGGTAATGGCAATCGTGCTCGATCCGGCTGTAATCGCGGTGGCTACCGCCGGCGGAACGTAGATCCAATTGGTAACAGATCCAGTAACAGAGTCGCGGTCAAACTTCCACTCGCTGTTATTGTTTCCGCCGGTGAGCCTGAAGATCGATCCCCAAGTTCCACCCCATTCAACATCCTGGTAAGTGTAATCCTGGATGTTGCTGATGCCGGCCTGCTCCTGGGCCCACATGAAATCGCTGTTCGCGTCGTGACCGATGAAGGTCAGATCGGACATCTTCAGATCCAGCCATTGCTGGTTGACCATCATCGGACCGCTCACCGATGGGTTGTAATCGATCGATGTGACCGCCTTTCCTGACCCCTGCAGCCAGAAACCCATCATCTTTAGCGTGGTTGCGGGAAGCAGTCCTACTCGGTTTTGCGTGAAAAAGAACGTCCCTGGTCCCAGGATTATTCTCTTCGTCGCAAAGAACGAAGACGCCAAAGGCGGCAAGCGGTTGCTGGCGCTGAGAGCCGTAGCGGCCGCCTGAATATTCAGCAGATCCTGAGTACCTGTAGTGTCCCCGGATGCAAGGACATAAACTTGACCGAATACGCTTGCGCTGATGTTCGGTGGGAAATCAGAGGCCGTCAGCGGACGGAACGAGGGAATCCCGCCAGCCGTGGCCGGCGATGCGAAAACCTCATTGGCGGACAGCGAGGGCGTCACCAGGCTGCTGTAGAGCTCAGTGAAGTTCGAGTTTGTCTTGTTGAACGCGGTGAATGCCGGATCCCCGAGCCCGCTGTTGGGGGTCGCGACATTGATGATCTGCTGCGAGGCGCCCAGCGGCAGCGAGACCGCCGCCAGTAATCCCAGCAGGAATAGGCGAAAAGAGCGCATCGGCTACGGGACCAGCGGGATCGTGTGCCAGAGACCGGCGGTGTAGCAGGCGAATGTCACTGTCTTGGCGGCTGTGAGCGCAAATGCAGCGTTCGCACCGAGGCCATTGATTGCCTCAGTCGTGGTCCCGGCGGCGCTTGGAAAAATATTCAATGAGTTTGCTGCGGCAGCATTCGTGACCGTGATCTGAAGTCCCTTCTGCGAGGGAGGAAGAACGACTGAATCATTGGCCGCCGCAACCGTGATGACGCGGTTCATCTGCGTGGTCAGAGGTACGGCATTCGCCTGGCCGCCGCCCGAGTGCGCAACGATGCCATCGGTCGATGACTCGTAGGCGTAGCGCGACGCGACCACATTGGGGAACGTGGACTGCTGCTGGCCATCGGGCGTCTGAGAGTCTGCGCGTCCGTCAAGCTGGGTCGAAGCTGTTGCTGCCATGGGAAATCCTTAATTGAGATTCGTGGGAACGAGTTGCAGGTTGGCGAACAAACCAGTTGGTGAACCGGTCACCAGCGCTTGAACTTTGCCGGGCGGAAGCGCGACTCCCGCAGTGATGCCATTGGCCGAAAGGGTCAGAGTGGTCGTGAAGAACGTCACGCCATCAGGAAGCAGCACCTGAACCGCTACTGATGTTGGAAACACCGACGCTGCTGCGCTCAATACAGCATTTCCACCAGGGAACAATGTCGCAGGCTGAACTACATTGTTCACAACCAATGGGATGTTGGAGTTCATAGTTCCTCAATGAATGATGGGTTCAGCCCAGCAGCGGCAATTCCAGATGCAGCCCGGGTGGAAATGCATGATTCGGCCGTTCTCGTTGACCGCCGGCGGGCTCGCCCACTGGCAGACCTTGCCGTCCATTTCCTGGTGGCCGGGGCGGACGTCGCCGTCCTCCGCGGTGTGCCAGATGTAGTCCGGGAAGCCGTTGTAGGTGGCGCGCGCCTCGTCGAGTCCCGATGCGGTGCGCGATGTTTCCGTGCGTGCTATCAGAATTGCGCGGCTCTCTGTGACCTCGCCCGATCTGCCGATTTCCTCAGCGACTTCCTGGTAGCGCCGCGAGTCATCAAGGCCTTTCAGCGTCAACTCATGGACGCGCTTGCCGGCTTCAATCGGCAACGAAGTAATCAGCGTGACTTGCTCATCCAGACGAGAGCGCATGATTTCGCCCACCGGTGTATTCAGGATGTCGTTGCGCAATTGAGCCGAGATGGCATTGCCAAGAGCCCGCCAACTGGCGCGGTCCTGGCCGTCGACATCCATGATCATTCGCGTCGCTGTCGCGCGGGCCCATGGCTTCAATGCGTCTGCGTAGGCGTCCAGCAATTGGATGAGCGATGGCAGCAGATCCGGCACGCCCGCCGGAAAGCCGGTGATCAACTCGCCGACGTGCTGCCCGATTTTCTTAAGAGACCGCCCGTAATCCCGGCTTGGCCGCTTTAGGTTTACCGGCCCCTTGCGCCCCTGGCGCGACGGCTGGCTTTGGGATCTCGAGTCCCAATGCTTCAGGCGACGGTGTTTGGTCATTTTCGGCTTCGTTGATCTCGTCTTCCTGGATGCTGGTGAACAGGCCGGTCTCGCGTGACTGTTCCTTCAACTCGCGCAGCGCTGTGGCGCGCTTGATGATTTGCGCCTCGTAAGCGGTCGTGATCGCCTTGGTATTGCGATCCGCGTTCTCGGACTTCTCTTTCGCGCTCAATTGCCACAGCGGCACGAAGTTGAGCTCGAACTTGTCCGGCGGCGGTGAGCCGAACTTGGAGATGAACATCACGCGGTACAGCTTCTCGAGCCCGGGACCGATCGACGACACCTGCTGGCGCTTGATATTGTCGTAGTAGGTCCGAAGGTCGGACTCACCGGTTGAATTCAAGCCTCCTGGCGATTGGCCGAAGAGGCGCACCAGGGGAATGCCGAGCGCACCGGATAGCTGCTGGCCGAACTGCATCAACAACGCGTCCAATCCGGCGAATGCGTACTGATGCGTCTCAAATTCGTCTTTCGCATCCATGAGGGTGATGCCCTCGTTGGACTGAAAGATTCGGATCATCTCGATTTGCTTCAGCAGGCCTGCATATGCCTTGCCGCCGGCGGCGATGATGTCGCGCAAGCCTTCGACCTTGTAGGTGCGAAGGTGCGCTTTGTAGACCATTTGCGCGGCGCCGGTCGTGGTCGAATCGAATGCGACGAGGCGGTCCCATAACCGCTCAACGATCGATTGGCCCCACAGATTTTCGGTCGTGCGCTGCCAGTACGGCAACAGGACGCCTTCCATGCGAATGACGCGCGAGTAGTGAATCTTCATGCGCGGCATGCCCATGGCGTCGGGTGTCGTCGTGTAGTACTTGGGCTTGCCGAAGTACGGCCCGTAGTCGGACACCAGATCCGAGAGGGAGGGATTCAGCATCCACCGGTCCAGCGGCAGCAGCCCCTTGAACTGGTCTTTGCGAATCGTCTCCAGGCGCAGCGGCGTCGACTCGTTCTGCCCATCGATCATCATGAAGGCCACGGACCCGCCGTAGAGCCTGGACCATTTGATGGTCTCGGATAGCTGGTCCCAGACGCGCAACGTGGCGACGTCCTTATCGAATTCCTGGATCTCGTCTGGCTTGACGCTGGTGTTGATCTCAATGCCTTCGCGAGTCATGTCCTCCGCGACGCAATCGACGGCCTGTCCAGCGATCCATGATCCGCGATACACCCATTCCATCTGCAAACGGTTGCGCGTTACGGGGTTGAATCCGTAGCGCGCGCCATCGTTCTGGTTGCCGGTGCCCTGGCCGACGTGGGCGATGAAGTTCTGGAAGCTGTCGGCGGTACGGAACGACTTGCCCGAAACCTTCGGCGGCGCCTTCTTATAGGCCATGGCTACCCAGCGAGCCGCGCCCACTTACCGGCGAGTCCGCGGCGCTGAATGATCCCATCGTGACCGTAGCGAACCGCATCCCATCCGTGGTTGTGGCGATCAACGATGATGGGAAGCACTTCGCTCGTGACACGATCTGTTTTGTAAGCATAAAGCCGCGCCTCTTCCTGCATATGCTTGCAGCGGGTATGGATATGAATTTTGTGGTAGCCCTTGAGATGGGCTACGCCGTCTTCGAGGCTTCCATCCCACTTCTCGGCGCCGACGATGTTGAAGCCTTGGCGGCCGACATAGCTGATCGTCTCTGGGCGCGAGCAATCAGCCTTGATAGGCCATGTCCGCGAGCCAGGCACAGCGTCAAATAGCTTCGGCGTTTCGTCGATTTCGACCCGATACCCAAACGCTTCATGATCGATCCAAAGCTCTTGAACCTGAACGTCACTGGTGCGCCCTTCGTTATCGGTTACCGAAACCCACGTTTCCGTGATCCAGAAGCGGACCAATGCGGTGGGGTCGTTCGCAAAGCCCCAGTCCGCGCCAAAGTAGAAACGTGTGTCTGGAAGCGGCTCGAAGGATTCGACCACGACGCGCCGGCGGAACACGCTGGCGTTGCTGTTCTTCTGGGTGGCGCCTTCCCACACATGATCGTAATCCGCCTGCGCTTGAGCGCGGTCGTCGTCGTCTGTGGCTTCGTTGATCAACAGGAGCGCGTACTGGCGCTCGAGCTCGAGTTCCTTGGGGAACCACGGATTGTCCATCCAATCCATCTTGACGCGGCGACATCCCGGCGGGGTGCGCAGCACGAACCGCTTATAGGTCGGATCCGTTTCATCGCGAGGATTGAAGCAAACCCAAATCTCAGATCCGCGCTTGCGGATGGTGGGGATGAGAATTCGCCAGCTTGTTTCGCTGACCTTCTCGGCCTCTTCGACCAGGCATATGTCGATGCCTTCCGTCGACTTGATCTTGCCGGGATCGGTCTTGATGCCGGCGAAAATGAATTCTGAGCCGTTGGTGCCGAAGATCCCGTTGTTCTGCACCGTGTAGAACGCAGACAGTCCAAGGGCATCAATCTGGTCAGACAGGAGTTTGTGTATCGACTCCTGAATCGAATTCTGCAGCTCGCGCACGCACAGCACGCGCAGCTTGAACTTGGTGGCCAGCACCAGCGCCAGGCGCGCAAAGCCCCACGACTTCGCCGAGCCGCGGCCGCCATAGGCGACCTTGTAGCGACTGGGCACATAAACCGGATCGTTCGCCGCGTCCGGTTCGAAGAAAAGATAGTTTAGCTTTTCAGGTAGGAGACTCTGGGGTTTCTTCTGCTGCTGGCTCTCGATCTCCAGCAACACCGCTTCCGCCAACGTCAACTGCTTGGCCGGGTCCGCCATTCCTGAAACTCACTCCAAACGATGGCGGGATGATGTTCGAGCCATCCGGGTTTTGATGCGTAAGATCGACCTTTTCGCCGTATTTCTTCGGCTTAAGCTTTGCGGCAACCCATTTCCTGGCATCCACGCGCAGGCGCCGATGCTCGATCATGTCGCCCTCGACTACTTCCGTCTTGCCGTCAGGCAACGTCTTGGTCTTCTTACCAATTTGTGGCGTATCGGCAATATCGATGATGTCATCGGCATGAGCATCCGCCTGCGCTTCCCTCGCGCGCGCGTACTGGTCCTGGAACTTTTGGTTTTCAGCCAACCATCTGAAAACCGTGGACTTGGCGGGCATTTCCTCGTCGCGGCAGATCGCGCGCAGAGATTCACCATCGGCGAGGCGTTCGCAGATTGCGTCAGCAATTTGAACCGTGAATTCCGAGGGTCTGGCCATCATAGCTTTGCGCCGACCGGCGGCAGAGCTTCAGCCATCAGTGACCCTGGCGTGAGACAGGATCTCGAATCCCGCTCCGTATAGCCCGAGTTTGTTTCCGAAGATGCCGCCGGCGCCCCCGGAGGGGCCAGGCGTCGCGTCGTTGTGTATAAGGGCGCAGGCGACTGAATCAACCTGCCGTATGAATTCGTTTGGCGACGCGGTTCGAATTTGAGTGTCATTGGTCTCGAACCTCAAAGAACCCAACTCGCTCTGACCATTTTTCTATTACCCGATCCATCCAGGCATCGAATTCTTGCTGGGATCGCGGCGCCGGGGGATCATCCATCGATTCCCGCAGCGTAAAAGCTACTAGCTTGCGGAATTTGTCGCGCATGCCTGGACTCATTACGAAAAAAGCCCGCTAAAAGCAGGCTTTAGAGTCTCTATCAACCGGGGGAATCGATACGTCTCAACAAACTTTGGAGACGACTGTCCGAGCGGCATTCTCTCCTGAGCGCCCAGGAAGTCAATTCGACTTAAATATTTAATCATTGCCTTTCGAAGCCTCCCGCGCGCGCTTCGCCATCTTGCGCTGGCGTTTCGCTTCAGCCGCTGCCATGCGCTCATTGAGGATTTCCGCCGTGTCAGTGCGCCGTTCGTCCTGCACGCGCTCCGAATGGACGCGGTTACCATCCGTGATCGATCGATTTTGGGTGGATCTATTGGGGTAGCGCAGCCGTGGCGGCCGAGGGCCAATATGCAAATCGTCCGCGCGAACCAAGGTGTCCATCCCCTCAACAGTTCCAATGAGGGCCGCTGCCAGGAGAGCCATGACGTGTGGGCTACGTTGCATGACTTGCCTTCGCCGCGCGAAACAGCGTCAGGCTCAACAGCGGAACCGGCACTGTCGAATAGCCGACGCCCTCTCTGGTAATGCACTTGGGGCAATGGCCCCGGGGTCTATCGTTCCAAATCGCCAGGCACTTGGGATTGCTGCACTGGTAGATCTTGCAGAGTTCAGCGTTCATGGTTTGAGCGCTCCGTAGCAGACAAACTGCAAATTCCATGTGTCGTCGGCGTCGGCGACCAATCCGCCGCCTTCGGGATGTGGGTCATGGACAATCTTGTCGCGCAGCGCAACGACGAAATGGGGAGCGCGTGGCGACTTTCCGCCGAGGATGTAATAGCCGACTGTGTGCTCCTGGTACATCGGCAAATCCACGGCATTGACCTTGAGACCAAACGTCCAGTAGCCGCGCTCTGCTAGCCAACGATCCATGAACTTCATCTGGTCGTACCATTCGCGCTCACCGTTTGTGCCGGGATGCGGGACATGCGTGGTCGGAACCTCGATGATCGACGCAATGCACGCGCGATAGCAGTCCCCGTAGCTATACGGTGGATCGTGCAGGACAGCCATCATTTGGGGAATCACGCTGGCGGTTCCTCCTGGGTCCGCAGCCGAGGCTGAATGATCCTGGCCGCGCGCTGCAGCCAGCCTAGCCATACCAGCTTCAGCGTCTCGTAGCGCTCTGAGACTTCGTTCTTCCAGGTTTTCTCACTGCAGCCCAGGTAGATCGAATACAGGCGGCTGTCAGCGATCTTGAACAGGTTCTGGCTGTCTTCCTCGTCAAGCACCATCTTGGCCAGGTGGCGCAGGTAGGGACGCTCAATCTGGTGGAAGTCGCGAATCTCAGCCGGCCAATTGAATCTGCCTTGCAGCCTGTGAACCTCGCCGCACAGATTGCCGTACAGCGGCCAATACTGTGATCGATCCCCCGCAAAGGCGTAGCACGCCGCCGAGAACTGGATCGGGGGTACACCCGCCGAGGCCTGGCCGATCTCTGCCACAGTCCACTTGGGTCTGACGAATGTGGCCGATTCTTTGCCCTTCGCCATTTTCTGGGAAGGCTCCTGCAGAACCATGGCAGTACGGCCGCCCTGGAAGCGCTGCTTCATGACGTCGCGCTTCACCTTGTCGCTGGGCGCCAAACGCGCAGCTTCAATCAGGTCGACCCCGTGGGCCGCCGCAAGGGCAATCAAATCTTCGCTTCTCACTGACGCGCCCGCCGCGCCGCGATGCGCTGGTAGTGGCGCTGGTAGCGCCGCCGGTTCGCGAACTTGCGCCCCGCCCTGGCGATCTCGCGCCCGGCGATGTCCGCTCGCAGATCGTTGCCGTAGCAGTCGCGCGGAATATCGTCGGTCTTGGGTAATTCATGCAGCAGCACGCCAAACGCAGCCACCGCCTTACCGTCCTGGTAAATAACTCCGCTGCTCATTTCGGTGACAGAAATATTTTCCCAGGCCGCATTACTCACCGCCGCTTCATTGATCGGTTCAAACATTCAAGGTCTCCAGCCGTGTTGTCGTAAGGTTTCCATCGTCCAATCGATCGCAAGGCCGCTGAAGACCTCATCCGGCGTGAAAGGCAGGATGAACAGGCCAAGCCGCGCCGCGTAGCGATAGCGCTCCATGTCTTTGATGATTTTTTCCGGCCTCGAGTGCGCGCCGCCGCCCTCGCGCCAGATCCCGCCGTTGATCTCCACCAGGACCGGAAAATCCTTGAAGGCGAAGTCCGCCATAAATTCCCTGCCCATGCACGTGGCGAATTTGTGTTGCTCCATCCACTTCGGCAGCTTGTGCGCCTTGAGATGGAAGCGAAACAGATCCTCGCCCTCGTTCGGCTCCGCCTTGAGCGTGGGGATCTTCACGCCCTTCAGCAGTTCTCGCTGCAGATCCTTGGGTAAGTCTCTAACGTGCAAGGTGGCCACTCGGCGGAAGATTCGATGCGATGGCGAGCATGCGTGCGCGCCTGTCGATTTCGTAAATGATGATATTCACGCCAGTGTTGGCGTCCTGCAGTTCTCCAAGCGCCGCCATGAATTTTTGCTGTGCCAGCGCGTGGTTCTTCTGGAATTCCTTGCGATATCGAACCAATTGCTCATCGGTGGCGTCTCTTATCGTGAACGTCTTACCGACCGAGGAATCGTTGACCGCGAACATCTCCGCGCCCAATTCCGGCAATTCTTTGCCGTTGAAGTTTGTCTTTTCCACTTAAGATTTTCCCTGAAGTTGTTTTTGACGACGGCGCATTTCCTTGGATCCCTGGTGCGGCGACTCGAATTTGCTTTCGTGTAGATTCTGGAAGCCGCACGCCCAACGAGATTGCTTCTCGTTGACCATTCCAGGCTTGCCAGCCGAATCCATGATGGCCTTACTGGTAAAGTTTCCGGTCCGCCGCGGCTCGCGTGATGATTTGAACTTCATGCGCGCTCCAGTTGGCGATCCATGAATTCGCGAAACTTCTGAAGCCTGATGTGCTTCGGCGTCCAGACGCAGTTGCTCCAGTCCCCGACGTTTCGGCTGTCATCGCCTGGAATCAGGCGCAAAGCCGATTCGACACAAGAAAACTCCTCACCGTCGAAATTGCACAGATACCAATTCCCAACTTGCAGCGTGTAGCCACGCGGCACGTATGGAGAGTCGATATGCTTCAGGATTACCCCCTGAGAGCACCTAGGGAGCGGTCCAAGGACTTTTCTGGCCCCAAGCCACTCCACCCGATCACCCGGCTTGAACTTCACGCCGGCTGGCTCACTGCGTTGTCCTGGTCCAGCGTCTTGATCTGCCGAAACCGCAGCAGCGACACTGCATCCGCCCATATCTCGCCGTCCTTGTACTCATCGCCAAGGATTGCACCGTTGCGCACCGCCTCAACTTCGGCAGGCGCCGTCACTCGCACTGATTCGCTCATTTACCGATCTCCTGTGGATTTTCTTTCTTCCAGTTGCCGCTGAATTTCCTGGGTCCCGATCATTTTCACCAGCGTTTCTTTCTCGCGCAGAACCCGGGCAACGTGGTCCGCTAGAACCTTGTTCGACTCGATCAATTTTCCGTGCACCGCGGCCCACATAGCCAACGTTTCAGAGTTCAGTACCAGGTTAAGTCGACAGAATTGCTTCTCGAGGCGGATCTGCCGGCGGTAGATGCACTCGATCTTCTGGGCCGTGGTCGATGTTTTCTTGGCTTTCATGCTTCCGCCTCGTCCAGAAGTCTTCGAACGTGGTCAGCGCTGATGTCGACTTCAGTTGCGCCGACGACCATGGTGATGCGCTTGCCGATGATTCGAATATTGGCCGATCTCGCAGCGCGCTTTTCCCTGGCTCTCTGCTGCGTCAGGTAGTAGCACTTTTTGCATTTGCCGTGATTTTTGTAAAAGTCTTTGGTGGGCTTCGAAAGTTTGCAGCAGGTGCAGGTTCGCATCTGAACCGTGGGCGCCGAGGCAATGACCTCGAACAGCGGTTCGTCAATTTGCTCCGCCGCTGGGATCTGGTAGCGACCGTCCATGCGCTCGATCACTCCGTCATTCAGCATCCCGCGCAGAACGTGGTCCGTTTGCTCGTCCCTCAACTTCAGCGCAAATTTGATCTGCTGAAACGATGCGCTCCGCATCGTTTGAGTTTGGATCAGCAGCAACACTTGCTCGCGTGCGTTCAATGGCCAATCCTTTTCACGACACCGGCCAACAGCAGCGGTGGGTGCTGGTATGCAATCTGGGGTACCGCGTCGCGCGTCTCCTGGGCGTCCCCAATGGTCGCGTAGTGCTCGCAGAATCTACGCTCGATGAACTGCAGCTTGGAGACATCCGACAGCGCTATGGCCGCGTAGCCGCCGACAATCTCCACGCATTTGTCGATCAGCGGATCCCCGATTGGCCCGCGCCGGTATGCGCTGGATGCTGCGTGGCGCACCGCGCGCGCCCAGGCTTCCGGCGCGGTCTCGAGACCGGCCTTGCGCAGTTCGTGGAAGTGATACGGTTCCGGCATGTACTGGCTGGTGCTCACCAGGCGCTCCGCTGCCGCCATGAAGTCCTGCAGTTCCCAGTTGCGCATCGCCCGCCAGTAGAGCTCTACCGCCGGCAGGCTGAGTTGTTTGCCCTTGAGTTCGGCAAACCCCATGACGACCTTGACGAATTCAGCCTTATCCGCGTCGATCACTTGGAACCCCCAGATGCGAGAAATTGCGCGGCGACGTCGAGATTTGCGTTGAGTCTGCGTTCCGCCTTACCTGGAGGAATCGCCCATGGCTTTGTGAAATGCTTGTCTGGCCCGAGGAATACTGCGGCTTGCTTGACGTACTGCGTCCCCGTGTTGCCGATGGCCAGGTTGTATGCCGCATAGCGCCGCGCGCCCTCCAGCATTTCCTCTGGCGTGTGACCTTCGGTGAGCCGCGCATTGGCAGCGCGCCGGGCGCCGCTCCAGTTCTGACTCCCATCTCCGCGATCCGGGTAAACGAGTTTCAAATCCAAAAACCATTGCTGATCGGTTTCCCGTGGAACAGATGGCGCGCTCTTTCGCGCCGAACGTCTCCCTACAAGGTCTTGGTCTAGGTGTGGGTCTTGGTCTTGGTCTGGTAATGGTCCTCCATTACGTAGACGTAATTGTTCGGCGTTGATACGCTCCCGGTGGCGTTGAACACGCTTCGCGTTCTGAGCATTCTCTTTTGCAATGGTGCCATTATGACGATGAAAACCAGGCAGTTTTACGTGGTCCGCATCGATGATCTCAAGCCAATCCCGAGGCAGGAGTTGGCAGAATCCTTGGATGCCGATGACCTCATTTATCTCGTCAGGCCCGAGCGGAATGACATCATCATTTCCGATGTGAGTGTCAGCGATCATCCAAAGGTGAGCGAGGCCGCCTAACACTACAGTTACACCACGTAATGGCAGACCATTACATACTTTAGTTCCCATTCGGATCACCCTCGGATCGGTAAGTAGATCCTTTTCGAGTTTGATCCAGCCGCTCACAGTTCCATCCCGACTTCCGTGCGCTGCGCGATTGGCATTGGCAGAAGCGCTGCGGAATCAATTGCAGGACCGCGCCGCTTATTGCAACTGATGCATACCGGCTCTACAACGAGAGGCTTGGCATACTCCCTATGGTCATAGACCATGGCTTCAGCGCCGCAATCGACGCATGGAGTGCCGTCAGGAAGACTAGATAGTTCGCCGCGCAGCTTGGCGCGATGAACTGCGGCAATCGCCCTTCTGGCCGCGTTCGTGCGTTGCAGATCTCGCGCGCGAGTACACGAGGCGCATACATAGATTCGGCTGGTCCCGTGCTGATAGTGGGATGGGCCACCGCACCGCGGGCACGGGCCGCGCACAATCTTGTGGATCATAGCGTTGGCCACTCCCGAACCTGGAGCGACTTTGGAAAGCCGTCGAAGTTCTTGAAGCGTGGCCAATTGGCTTTCGAGCCCTGCTTGAAGAAGACAGGGACGCCATTGGCTCGGCAATCTCGCACAAGGTCGATGGCCCAGGACTGCTCCATGGGCCGCGCATGGGCGCCGCTCTCGCCGCCCACGATCACCCAGTCGACCGCCTCATGTTGAATGCCGGTGGGGCTTTTCTGGCGACGAAGGAATGTGAATCCGCCGCGCTCCAGATCTATCGGCCCGAGCAATGGCTCACACGATAGGAACCGGACTCGAGCTGGCAACGCCAGCAACTTGGGAATGTCGCGGTCAGCCTCTTCCTGGTTGACAACGCTGATTCCAAGCCAGACGTTGTCCGGGAAGTGATATTGAGGTTCGATCGATCCGCGGTAGCTGTACCACGGAACCATCGACTTCACGTTGCCGATGCGCTTGGTCAGCAGCAGCCAGTCGAAGCGCGGCGTCACACTGATCAGATCGAACAGATCCTGGCGCCATTGCTGGGGTACCTCGTTGTCGAAGACATCAGCGAGGGATGCGCAAAACACACGCTCTCGCTGACCTTCTGGGACCGCAGCGTGTAATTTGATAGGTTCGCGCCATGTCGCCGGGCTGGTGCGCCGGCGTGGGCCGCCCCACTCCACCAGGCCGCTGCGCTTCGCCCAGACCTCTGCATAACAGTGATCGCAGCCAGGGGAAATCTTCGCGCATCCTAGCCACGGATTAAACGTGTGGTCGGTCCATTGTATTTTTGAGCGCTCACCCATTTGGCTTTATCCCCGCGGCCGCCTCGTAGGCTTCTCGCGCGATGCACAGCGAGCATTTGTGAGCTGGTCGCTTTTCCTTGTCCCACCACACCGGTTCGGTACATCGGCATCCAACTGATTTCAGAGCGCGATATAGTTGCTCCGATATCTGACGAAAATCTGGGGTGTTTTCTGACATGGCCTTCGCTCGTTCGCACGGCAAAATACGTTGGCGTAACTGTGCGTCGCGCGTCTCGATGTGAGTTAAATGCATGCCTGCTCCAGAATGTTGGAGCGAAGCTGCTCTCTGAATTGATTCGCGCCGCCCATGCTGGGATGGCGCAATAGGATTGCGCTGATTCCCAGGCTCGCAAGCGTGCGCTGCGCGATCTTGCCGACCGCAAAAATCTTTGCGTGCCGATGGCGCGCGATCACTGCCGCGAGTATGTCAGCGTTGCCGGTGACTTCGTTGGGCGTCGGCGTGCGATTCGAATATCTGCTGATGGCCGCGAAGGGATGAAACGCAAACGCATTCCACAGCACCGTCGAATCTGCGATGCCAAGTTCCTTCAGAGTGCCCCAGATGATTGTCGCCGACCCTTCACTCCATGGCAGATCGCGCGTAGTGATGCGCTGAAACATGCGTATTCCAGGCACTTGATTGGCGCACAGCTGCTTCTCGCAAGTGAACGGAATGCCGCTGAAATGACAGCCTCGATATCCTGGAGCTTCACCCACCAGCAAATATTTGGCGTCGCGCTCAAGATGAATTTCGAGGCGCTGGCGCCGGTAGAGCGCGCCGTACATATCAGCGTCGAGTGGGTCAGCGTCTCTCCACGGATTGAAAGTTTCACTACTTTCGAAGGACTGCAGCCGATCCCAAAATGAATCTTTCATGACCGAAATGCCGCGTTATGTTCGCTACCGAACATAAAAAGTAAAATGTCAATCCGGGTAGTTCGCATTACGGCGCGCTCCCCGGCGATTCTTCGATATTCTCCGAGATTCTTCGGTAGGCGTTGCTGCGTAGCCGTAAATTGAACTGGTGACAATCAGCGGCCACAAATTCTTTGATGAGGCGTTCCGCCAATTCGCCGATCCCGGTTCCCTGGATTTTCGCGATTGCAGAAAAGGCTTCGTGAATGTTGGGGTCAACCTTCACAGCAACATCCATTCGTCTGAGACTCATGCGAGCTGGGCAGTTCTAAATTCGAGCGCGCATCAAGCCGCGCTCTCTGCTTCGCTGAACACGTCCGGCCGCAATTCCTCCAAGGTCAACTTGTTTGGGTTGAGCCCCAGATTGAATCGCCGCTCCGATTCCTCAATGAACCGTTTGCACAGCCCGAGGGATGGCATGCGGTGCTTGTTCTTGGGAGTCCGGCACTTCAATTGCTTGAGGTACCCTTCTTCAATCCCGCAGGCCGCCGCAAATTCCCTTTTCTCAGCCGCAGTCAGGGTGTCTAGGTAGTCGTTTAGGTTCATGGCGCGCATAAGTTCGCATATCAGTAACCATTGCGCAAGTAAATAGTGACCATTTTGCCAAGTTTCGCAATTTGCGAACATAGTTGACAATTAGGTAATGGATAGCAAAGAAATACGCATGCTGAACCTCGAACTGCTCATTACGGAGGCAGGAAGTAAGGCTGAGCTATCGCGTCGAATGAAAAAGAGGGCTAATTACCTAAATCAGATCCACCCCCCGAAACCAGGCAAGCGCGCCATGGGAGATTCGACTGCGCGTAGACTCGAAGCCGCGATGAGGAAGCCGCATGGTTGGATGGATATTCTTCATGACCAGGCGATCAGTAACGGGGAATCCCAGGGGGTGCCGATCCGCAAGGTTCGGCTAATCAGTTGGGCGCAAGTGGGGAGGCTCGAAGGAATGGTGTCTCAGGCTTTGGATGGAGAGGATGCGTCAGTTGTTTATGCAGACGCATCGATCGGTGAAGGTGCATTTGCTCTTAAGGTTCGTGGCGATAGTATGGTGGATAGCTCCGGGGGCCTTAGTTTCCCGGATGGTTGCATGATTGTCGTGGATCCGACCGTGAAGGCGGCGCCCGGTGATCATGTAGTTGTGAGAGTGCCGGCGGCGCTCGAGGCGATCTTCAAGACGCTCGAGTTCGACGGCCAGCAGTATTTCTTGAAACCCTTGAATGCGCGCTATCCCATAGCGCCGATGCCGCCCGATGCAGAAATCGTCGGCGTCGTGGTCTCAGTGCAGACCGCAATTCAGCCGCGCTCGCGGCAGTAAATTTACGTAGGAGAAATTCGCCCCGCCGCGGTCCATCCATGGGCCGCGGGCGTTGGCGCGCTGCGCTTTGGCGCGCAAAGTCTATTTGACATATCACGCTTAACAATGCGAAACGCATCTCGATATGTAAACTTTTCACATATTAAAGGGGCCCAAAACTCAACCTGAAAGTCAATGGTTCCGACTGTAAAGAAGGGTAAACCAGGGAAAACATCAAGAATCTGACAGTATCGCGCTGCAGCATTAAATAGTTCGCAAAAGGCTCACTTTTTTCTTGACCGCTAGTTACTAGTATGCGAACCTACTTCTACACCAGGGCAATCCCGCCCGAGGTAGGAGACCAGGCAAATGATCACGATGACCGTAGCCGAGGCGCTGGCGATTCAGGCGAAGCAGATCGACCATTACGCAGCAAACTATCCTGGCGTGGCTGCGGTTGTCGCCGCGCATACGGACACCAGCAAGCTTGATCCTGAGACGTCATATGACGTGACCGTGATCAATCGCCACATTCCCCGAGGGGGCGCGATCGAAGCGCTCCTGGTGAATTGCGCGAAGTTTGAGGGCTACGACGCCGAAGGCCTGGCTCGCTATAGCAACGTGGTGCTGGGATGAGCAGCGCCTACGACATGCACGCCAACTGGCGCGAGCGGAATCCGCGCGATGTTTTGGCGAAGTGCCGTCAGCACGGCGGGACGATTACCCCTTACGCGCGTGATCGTGGCTTCCGCTCTTTCATAGTCTCCTGGTCCGTCGATGGCTGCGAGGGACACCTCTACGTCATCCGCTGCCGCCGGATGCGCCGTGACCTCCGGGTGGCGGCATGAGCGCCGTCACCATCCGCTGCAAGTGCGGGCACAGCGCCGGCTACCAGGCTTTCATTGTCAACCAGTGGGGCCGCCCGCTGCCGGCGAACAAGTTCCGATGCCCGGTGTGCAAGGCTGTTGAGACCGTCCGAAGCGCGCGCGTCGCGCCTCTGGTGGCCGCATGAGCGCCATTCCCGAGCTCGCCGACGACCTGGACAGCGCGCCCATCGACGACAACGCGCCTGGCTACTTGAACCATGCCGCCGAGTACGCCGGACGCCAGCAGCCGCGGCGCCGCTTTGGTGGAACTGGCGCATCGCAGATGGATCGCCAGGGCGAACCGCTGCCTCCGGTCAGCAGCCGGCAGATCTTCGCCGAGGAACATCCGGACGTCATTGCCTGGATTGACGCGAACCAGTCTTTTCAGTTCGCCGAGTCGCTGTCCGCCGCGCTCGATAAGTATGGCTATCTGACCGAAGGCCAGTTGGCCGCCGTCCTCCGCTGCATAGCGCGCGACGCTGACAAGGAGACCCAGCGCAAGGCCTCCGTGGTCAACGTCGCCGGCGCTGGCTTTACCGCGCTGGTGGCCGCGTTCAACAAGGCTAAGGCGTCAGGGCTGAAGCATCCCGCCCTCACGTTCGAGAACGTCACATTCAAGCTGGCTGGCGAGCGCAGCAAGAATCCTGGCTACCTATACATCGCCGCTGGCAAGCATTTTGGATCCGAGTATTACGGCAAGGTCTCCCCCGGTGGCGTCTTCACGCCCGCCTACGTCTGCCCTGAATCAATCCGCGATGAAGTGAAGCGCATTGGCGCCGATCCCCTGGGCGAGTCCGTCGCGCATGGGCGCCGCACTGGCAATTGCTGCGCGTGCAATCGACCGCTGACAGATCCCGAGTCAGTGGCGAATGGAATTGGCCCTATCTGTCGAGAACGATTCTTTGGAGGTTTCTGA